CCATCGCTCACGCGACCAACAATAGCAACGATACCTCCGAGGATGACGCTTATCCAGTGACCCCAACTGTATCAATCACAGACCCAGATTCCACCGGTTCTCTCGCCGATGTTGTGGGTTTCTCAAAAGATCCGGTCGATCTTTGTCAACTGGCAGAAAAGCGAATTATTGAAGAAGCAGTGGTAGCGATCCCATTCTACGATACGGCCAGAGGAAGGAAATATTTTGGAATCAAGCAAGAACTTTTGGATGCAGCAAAAGCCGGCTCACAAAATGTCGGACCAGCATTGAGAAATACGATCAACGTAATGCCAAAATATGTGATACCACCAAAATTCGATTTCCTTACATTCGATGGATCCAGTGGTAGTCCAAAGGTTGATCCGATTGCGATGTTCTTTTTTGAATTCAAGATGGAATTAACTAGAGAAGATTTGAAACGAATCTGGCACAATGTTGCTCCAGAACCACAACTTAAACAAGTATCAGTTACAATTGGTAATGAATTTTCTGAAAATGAGATGCTCCCATTCTATTCGGAAAAGATTAGATGGCAAATCTTTAAAGTGAAGAAAAAAGCTGAGTGGGATTATAGTAACAAAGTATTGGCTTCTCGGGAAGATTCGAGGTTCCGTTTTCGAACGAAAGGAACAGATTTGTTTAGCATCCCTGAATACTCATACAATTGGCCTTATGATTTCTGCACAATTATCGAAATGGCCAAAATTGAGTCTGGAATTCATATTGAAACAAATGATGAAACACAACGACGCCGAAGCAAAAACTCTGCAATTCGTCAACCCGGTCAATCACAGCCACGTAAACTTACGTCGACAAACGAGAAGTTAACTCTTCGACCGGTGTTCGAGTTAGAAGAGTTCGAACCGGTTGAGTCAATTCCAGAACAAACGTTCCAAACGTTCAATCAACCCGACGCAGCACTCATCCTCGATGATCCACAGTTTCATGGAGGAATAACGGGTGACACAACAAGCGGTGACACAACAGGCGGCACTTCCACTACTTCCACCGGCGGTGACACAACAGGCGGTACTTCCACTACTTCCACCGGCAACGAAGTGATTCCCGCGGAAAGTCCTGACTTTAACCTTGGTAACCCCCCGCCGCCTGATTTCACAGGCGGTGACACAACAGGCGGTGATACCGTCCCACCGGAAGAAGAAGGCCCAGCGCCCGGTGACCAAGACCTCTCAGATAGTGCTGGTTTCGGCCTTGGCGACCTCGGTGGCTTTGGCGGTAGTGATGACGATGGAACGCCCACAACGTAACAAGGAGAAAAAATGAAAAAAATTATTTTAATGATGATCATGGTTTTGGCAATATCTTGCGGATTCTTTAAGAGAGCACCTGATGCAATTGATAACGAATCAGTGGCTCCGCCAAACCCCGTACAATCGACGGAGGACGACTCTTACTACTTTTATGAACCGTCCCCAGACCGTGATAATTCTACGGCTTACGATCCTTCTGAAGACCCACGGAAGCCTTCTGATGATCCAAACAATTCAGGAGAATCAACTGTTGTGGAATGTCAAATGGTTGAAGAAACGACCGAAGTTACGGTATACGTTACAAAACCTATTTATACTGGAATCTTTTACACTAAAACAGGAAGTCGCACAATAAACATTAAAAACCGAACCGCGAGAGGATATAATTTGGGGTATGTTTACCATTCAGACCACATTCATATCACTGGTGCGAGATTGTCGGTCAGTCCCGGCAATTTATCTTTTGTTAAATTCGCGATCTTAAAAACAGAAGATGATTTACCGCTAATGTGGTTCAACAACGCGGACGAAGAAACGGTTAATCCGCAATTTGACGGCTCTATTGATTTGCGACCATATGTCAATGAAGATATGGAAATAACAGTTAACTATATTGCCCGTGGCCGTGCCCCGATGAAAGAGACGGATATACATGGTGAGTTAGATCTACAAGTATATTATAATTGCAAAGAATCAAATCTCTAAGTAATTATGATTGATGAGTATATTCGATGATAAAGAAGAAGTAATAAATTTGCAACTTACCAAACTTGGTAAACAAAAGTTAGCATTGGGCCAATTTATGCCTGAATACTATTCTTTTGATGACGATGACATTCTATATGATAGTCAATATGTATCCTTAACAGCGAGTTCGGAAGAAGTTGAAACTAGATTGCTGGAAGAAACGGTATACACAAAACCACAAACAATTGTGGCCGGCGTTGAAACGGAATACAAAAAAAATGTCGCTAATCTTAGAGAAGGCGAATATGTTACGTTTAACCAGTCTGAAGTAGAGCGGACCTACAATTCGAATTCCTCACTAGGTAATTCAAAATATTCAAGTGTATATGCACCAGCTTGGGCTTTAGAGCTTTATGCTGGTGATATACTTTCAGCATCACCAGTTATCTCTGGAGCAGTTGCACCGGTTAGAATACCTCAAATAAATCTTAAAGATAATATATATCCTATTAATGTATTTAAGGGGATTTCTGAAGAGCTATTCGAGGAAATTTCTTTTCAAGGTTTTGAAGGAACCGTGCTGGAAAATGATATAGAAGAATTTGATGACGGGACAATTGTTGAAGTAGTGAATCAAGATATCTTTATTGATTTGGAAGAAATTAATTCGATGTTTAAGAATGACAATTTTGATATAGAAGTGTTTATGGTAGAAGAAAAAGATACTAATGTTACTTCTGGTGGAAATACAACATACAAACAGGAAGAGTTAATCCCACTTTACTTTAAGCAAAAACCCTTCGTGCGTGATGACATCTATGACGATGAAGAATTTTTCAATGCTTTTGAAGACAATAATATAACACCAGAAAACGTCGAGTATTATTTGGTCATTGAGGTCGACGACGAGATCCCTTTAGAAGCACTTTGTAGGTATGTTCCAGAATCACGACGCCAAGGTATCTACGGATCTTACAGAAAATGCTCCGATACACAAATTTCTATTCCTCGCGGAATATATAGAACTGATGTTACACGCCCAGATTTAGCGGATGACTGCGATGATTGATTCTAGTTTATTTCCAAAAATTTATATAAAAAGCATCGACCTAGATGCTGTATTCTTAAATAACATTGAAACTGATAATCCTCACGTGCGCGATGACGTTATCGTGAAACAAAGCCCCCGTAGCGGCCGCTTTGTCGTATTACCACTAACAGACGTTCGACCCGGCCATCAGGAGACTGATGTATTATCAATCGATGTTGAGGCAATGTTTGAAAGTAATACTGATAGTTCTCCGTATTCCAACTTTATTAATAAAGATTTTATGGACAAGTATCTACGAGTTAAAATTGTTATGATAACATCAAAAGATGTTATGGCTAACGTGATAGACAATTTTAGTTTGATTACTGGCGATGCTGTCGATTCATTAAGACAACAAGGTTTAATTAATGTTGCTACAAAATACGTTTCAGATATCGATGTCGAACTCACTGACGACGAAGAAATCCAAGAAAATATTATTAGAATTAATTTTAAGTTTAGAGATGTTAGCCCCGATTATTTGAGCATTTTGGCGTATTCGTATTTTGATATCAATGCCATACAAGAAGATTTTAATATTGATATAGAAGACAATAAGATTAAGTCAGCAAGTTCTTCGTTGACAATCGAAAATGTATTCAATAATGGCAAAATTGTTTCGGAATCCAATATCTTTATTGATTCGGCGAATGTTTTATACAATGGCCCGGTGGAATACAACCCGGAAACAGAAGAATATTCTAAATATGATACTACAGAAAAGTTAACAGCAGAGAAAGTTCCAAACACTGTAGTGACAGACTTCCGCGCCTTTCGCGCACAGAAAGAAACTCTTATTGATTTTGGATCTGCTAATGATCTTTTGTCATCAATAAAAAACAAAGAAATTGACCTACCGTCTGATACCAAAAGAAGACAATATTTTACTGATTTGTGTATCACTCAAGATGATGAACTTCGAGCCAAAATGGCTTTCGGAATAAACTACAAAAGCATTCTTAAAGACTTAGGATCTTTCGGTGCTCTTTTGCGTGAGAATGACGAAGCACGTGGTAACAAGATGTTAAAGCTTTCCCCTATTAAGAAGATTGAAATTGCTCGTCGAAGAGTTCATAAGATTAAACGCGCCAATCATATCGGTACGATTTTAGAAGATATAGAATATTTTAATGATGAAATAGATAATTTTGTGATAGCTGATGGTTCTGAAAAGAATTTTGGGTCATTCCAAAAGAGTGATTATATCAACCCGATTAATAAGGAAGTAAGGGGAACGATACGAGAACTAAATATAAGTTTTAATGATTTGAGGTTTTTTACTGCCCTAGACCATGAGATGAAAAATGTAACAGATGGTTTATACTCTTATTACATAAAACTCGTCATTGAGGACGGTACCATTACTTTTGTCAATAATGTGTACAAAAAGGTTGAAAAGGTTGAAAAGTTTATATCTAAATATTTGCAAGAAGCTTTGGATCCTCGCCATCACATTTCTAAGACAGGGAAGTTAAATTCTTTTTATAAAGATAAGCTTTCTCAAAAAACATTTAAATGGCAAGGTAATGTTGTAGAGTTTACGGTAAATGTATCATTATTACTTAATAATTTGGATGACAATATTGTAAACATCTTTTTGGATTTTGTTGACCCTGTGAAAGCAACTATACAAACGATTCAGAAAATGTTGGAAGTTGTTCAAGCTTTTCGAAGCTTCATGGAGCGCGTATTTTTGCAAAAACGATTCGTTCGTAATTTCAGTAAAGCGGATCCAATTGCTTCTGATACAATTCGCAAATCAAGTTTTTTGGATAATACTATTACAGTCGAATATCAATTTAAGGATGTTTTTGATTCCAATACAATAAAGTTTAAAGGCATGGAATTCTTAGAATATTCAAATAACAACGAAATTGTGACATATGATAACGAGGAGGGCTTGTCTTCTATGAGTATAGAGAAGTTTAAGCTCCGAGCCGAATCGGAAACTAAGAAATATTATAATAACGTTAAGACACCAATTAGTCTAAACACGACACAGAGATCATATTCGCCGAACGATAACACATTTAATAATTATTTATCTCATTTTACTGTATCCAAGATGAACTTTTCACCTAATGAGCGTGAATATATGACCCCTTTGAATTCTTATGATGTCAAAAAAGCCGATTTGTTGGAACTTAAGCTTGTTGAAGCCACAGATGGCGGCATTGAAAACGTAGAAGTGCCTGATGGCATAAACAGAAACGAAAAATTGGTTAACAAAAGACTGTATAATTTGTCAACAAATTTAGGAATTACAATACCACGCACAGAACAAGAAAAACCGAATGAAGTACCCGAAGAACAAGTGTTTAAAGATGAGTCATTCACTGGAAAGGATTTGGAGGTTAATCAGTCAAATAACACCGTTAAAGCATCAGCACTTGCTGCGATGAAGAATATCGCTAACTCTTACAAAAACAATCAATCTCTTTCGTTGAACGAGAAAGTTTTTGAGACGAATAAACGCGACCAATCGAAACTATCTTACTACTACGATCTTAAAACTCCAATAAACGTTCTGGATGAAAAACAAATTGTACAAAAAGATGTGGCCTCAATGCCAAATCAGATTAAATCCCTGTTTGCTTCATCATTGGGAATTAAGGGCGTCACGAAGAATATTTTTACTCCCAAGGGCGGCATCGGGGACATTACTGATGAAAACATTTCTTCTTTTATACTAAACTACATGAATATTGTTGAGGTACAGGGGTTAATGAGTTTTGAATCAAATGATCGAAATACTTTTGTTAAAAAGCCGATTTGGGAAAAATTAACTACAGATAATATTGAAAGTTATCCTCATAACGACATGCTCTGTCGTATTGTACGGTATGATGCTGCCATTTTTGATAAAAAAGAAAAAAGACTTTATGACGAATTACCTATCTATAACGATTACTTTATTCTTACATTTAACAAAGAGAACAAGAAATCTGTCACATTCGATCAAGCGCAAATTAAAGCCATAGATCGGGTTCGTGAATTCAGGAACTTCAAAAATATCAAAAAAGCATTCAGGTTGAATTCTGGAGTATTTACAAAAAGAAGATGACAATGTTTAAGAAATTTCAAATAGCGACTCAAACTGCAACTGTGAGTTTACAGTCTGTAGAAGAGTCGGAACGGCAAGAAAAAACCGCGGATATCAAGGCCGCAGTCACAGAAGGCGTCCGGAATGTGCAGAATTTCAATCCTGTTTCTGCTTTCGTTGGCACCGAAATACCTAATAAAACAAATTGCACAACTGTAAACCCAATTGTGGGGCAAAGTTCCGGCGATCAGATTAATCTTGTAGAAACACAAACGTATTCACCCCAACGAACAACAATAACAAATCTGAACCGAACTCAGTTTGATCCTACAGTACCTATCAAATATGATATTGAAGTTAATGACCATTTGCGACAAATATTAACACGTTATTGGTTTACTAGAAATGGTAATATCGAATTCGGCGCGCCACAAACGCGTTTTCAAGAATCGGGTAAATTGTTTGATTTACGTGTAGCTAATCTTGAGGCGACCGGGACTGAAAGCATGTTTCCGAACAAAGACGCGGTGTGTTATCTAAAACCCCATAAAACCAAATTCGAAAACAAAGGCCGTTTCAGTAAAACGTATTGGGCGGCGTTGATCAATGGTGGTGGTATAAACAAATTGACGTATGATCCATTAGTTCTGTTGAATGAACCACTGGAAGATATATCGTTTACTTATACTCTCCCAACTTCAGATACACAAACCAATGCAATCACTAAATCTTCAGAAATTAAAGTGAATTACAATTTTTACATTAAGAATTATGAATCTTTAACTCGTAAAAATAGCATTAGTGAACAGTTGATGCCAAACGTTTACGCGATGATATCTTATCTTAGAAACTTATCTGTAGATAAGAATATAGAAAGCTTGCTGACATTAGATGGTGAAGCAGAAAATATACTACAAAAGTTTTTAAATCAAGAAGGTGAAGTAAAAATTCGTGATTTAGCACAGTATTTTGACACTTGGACGAATAGTATAAGAGATACTGGCGAATTCTGGCGCAGAGATATGACATCGCGATTTAAAGATATTATGTTCTCTCCCGATGAGATAACTCAAGGTTTGTTCGATGAGGCACTGACCCGATCAAAAACCTATCCTATGTCAGTTCAAATTGATTTAGAAACTGCCGCAACGACAGAATTCTCACAATTTTTGCAAAATTCGAAAATGGGAAAGAATTTTCTCATCTCTTTCGTTAGAGATATGATTGCACAAAGACGAGGGTTCCCAACTACTATTATCGAAAAAGACATGGCCCTTTCTAGAAAATTAGATAATAGTGATTCTTTGAATATACTAGATAATGAATCTGTTAAAACATGGGATATTATGGCATGGTGGGAGAATCTGCAATTTACTAAAGAAAATGTTAAACCTATTCAGAAATCTGATGTGAGTGGAGTCAACGCGCTACAAGGTGCACTGCCATCAAATAACTTGGGGTCCAATAGACGAGAAAATCCTTTACAATCCGACGAAGAACAAGCGGATGAATTGGTGGCTTCTATTGAACAAGGAAACCCTCTTGTACCTTTGGACGAATTAGACGCAACTGATTTCGGTATTTTAATTGATGCCTATCTCGATGAGAATGATGAACTAGACGAGTTTTATACACAGTTATTGCGGATTATATTGTTGGGTAACTTTCGAACATACATTAAGAATTATCTTCGAACATATTGCCAAATGTTATCTGGTGATAAGGCACACTCAGAACCAGTGATATACAGAGTATCAAAACATGAAGTTAAAAACAAGGGTCGTCGTGTATCTCCCCCTATTCAAAACTTTTGGTTTTTAAACTCAAATGAGATAGATAGAATTTCATTTGTTGACACGCAGGTTAAATACGAAAAAGAATATGTATACAAGATTTGGTCTTATCATGTCGTAATTGGCAACGAGTATAATTATGAAGCTATTGGGGACGATCCTGAAGTAGTTGGGTTTTTGGATGATGATACTGCGCGTTTGAAGATCAATAACCGCCCAAAGCTTATTCTTGCCGAAATTATGGAGAAGGAATTTGAACCAATTCAAATAGTTGATAGACCCCCAGTACCACCGGAAGTGGATTTTATACCGTATATTGGAGTGGATGATAAAATTGCAATATCTCTATGTACCGGCTTTGGAGAACGTGAGGAATTCCCGATCATTCTTTTGGAAGAAGACGTAGAAAAGATAAAAAAACAGCAACGTGCTCAACGCGCAGATAAGTCTATTCCTTTAAAATATCGTGGAGACGACCCTAGTAAAACATTTGAAATATTTCGAACAATAACAAAACCCCGAAACTATGGCGACTTTGTAACACGAAAAATTGCAGAAGTTAGTACAACAATGGCTGGCAGAAAAGACGCCAATACACTGGAAGTAACATACGTTGCAGAAAACTTACAACCAAATAGAAAATACTACTATATCTTCCGGTCGAAAGATGTGCATGGAAATATTTCAAATCCTACACATATTTACGAACTAGAGTTGGTTAATAATGATGGCGCAGTTTACCCTGTCATTAATGTAGTTAATTTTGAGTATGTTAAAAATCAATATAAAACAAAATCAGCTAAAAAATATATCAAGATTAATGTCGCAGATCAGCAAAAGGATATGAATTTGGCAAAATCAGAACTAACTAACAAAACAACATTTGACCCCGAATTAGACGAAATGTTTTTAGGGCCGACCCGAGAACCAGTTTGGGGTAAAAAATTTAAAATTCGATTTACATCTAAATCTACTGGTAGAAAAATCGATTTAAATGTAACATTCGACTACAAGACAGAGAGTTTTAAAATAACAAGTAACGTAAGTGATGATATAATAGCAGATAACCCAAGATCATTTTACGATATTCTAAATTCTTTGGTAGAAAATTAAAAATGATATTTATTGTAAGTAAGGCTATTTAATACAGCGGAATTGAGGAGAAGAGATAATGGGTATACTAAAAAATGATGGAGATATTATAATCGATGTTGTTCTGACCGATACCGGTCGGGAGCGTCTCGCACGTGGAGACGGACAATTTCAAATTGTTAAGTTTTCTCTAGGTGATGATGAAATCAATTATGAGTTATATAACAAAAATCATTCATCCGGTTCAGCGTATTATGATTTAGAAATCCTTCAATCACCCGTATTGGAAGCCTTCACGGACAATGGTGCAGCTTTAAAGCACAATTTGGTTACGATTCCGCGACAAGACTTATTATACCTCCCAATACTAAAACTTAACGAAGTGTATGACCCTGCAACTGCCCGCCGAGCATCAGGCGGGTCTATCGGGGCCTTCGTTGTAGCAGTTAATAAAACAACTGAAGACTTATTTAAACCAGACAACGGTATTATGTATGGCGAAAATCCCGATGCTGGCGGCGCCCGCGTTCGTGTTGACCAAGGGCTTGATACAACTGAAATTTCACCCACTAGGTTGTTGGATGACGGCCTAGTCGAAACTCGATATATTGTGGAAATTGATCACCGCCTTGGTTCGATCGTTTCTAAAAATGGTAAGACAAAAGCTGTGCCATCCTATATCGATGACGATCATATCGCTAGTTACAATTTCTCTTTGGGAACAGATATCAACTTTGTTACAGAAAACTCTGTGCGAGATACAAGTGAAGGACAAGTTGTTTCAGGCCCCCGCGGAACAATTTTAGAATTCAAAATTCTTGCTTCTTTAGACTTAAACACGTCAGCATACTTTTTCGACCAATTGGGCGCTGATGTCGACATGACGGATAAAGACGCCTCGACAGATACAATGGATTACATCGATACCATTGTACGAGTTACAGGCGCGAAAACCGGTCGGACATTAGATGTACCAGTAAGATATATACGAGATCAATAATCGGAGCATAATAAATGAGTATTTACAAATCTTTTGAAAGAGACGATATTGTCTCTGTTAGACAACTTATTAACGAGGCAATCGCTATCACTGGCTCAGTTGTTTCGGGGACATATTCGGATGAAAATGTCAAGAATTTTAGTCATGGTATGTTTCAAAGTATCTATGATTATCCTGTTCTTTCGTCTTCAGCTAATTCTATATGTCAGGTCTTTGTAGGATACTCTGCAAACTCAGACTTATCTTCTTCAACGAATGTTCAGAATGCTAAGAAAATTAATCTCTATAACCAATTTGCGCAAAAGTTAGTGGGTCATGATATTGATGGCACAATTCGCGAGTTTGACCAAGATGGCGACGTTCTCGCCGGCGGTTCAAAACTTCGAGAATGCGTTTTCGTCACATTCGATCGCTTGTTAGTTAAAGATGAATTGAAAAAAGGAAACTTTAACTTTAAACTTTATACTGGCGGCGCGATGACTGGTGCATTGTCTTCTTCAACATCTATTGTAGATTCTGATGCAACTTCGACATTCTTGGTGAATTCTCCTTCCGGTGAATACGCTGTGCTCTCGGCCAGTAACGGCTTTATATCCCAATCAAGTGGGCATTTAGTGGGCGACAAAGTTGGTCTAATTTATTATCAAGCTGGTATCGCCGTGTTGACAGCATCATTGTTTAATATTACAGGGTCTACCAGTGGTGATCAAAACACACAAGATTACGGTACATTCTTGAGTTCATCTGACATGAACGCAGTATTGACTGGTACAACAATCCAACACGCTGCTGATTCACTTCGTGGTCGCTGGAATGATCTAGATTTCAACAACACAGTGGAAGTAAATTCCCGCATTTACATGTGTCGGGTTGGGTCGAATGATTTTAACTACAGTGCCAATCCAACATATACTGATAGTTCAAAGATTAGAGTAAAAGAGGTAAGCACAGATGAGCCAGTAGCGTATATTACCACAATTGGTTTACACGCTCCTGATGGCGCTCTCCTAGCAGTTGCAAAGTTATCTGAACCTATCAAAAAGACACCTAGTGTGCCATTGAATCTCCGTACTCGCTTGGACTACTGAAACATTGAGGTGTTGGTCGAATGTCAGTTAAGAGATTCAAAAAACAAGACCTATTATATAATGTAGTCAAAGCTTACCCGAAACAATCCTTCTACATTTATGATGGAACGATCTATGAGTCACAATTGTGGCCGTCTTCATCGCTGGATGTATACAGCTTTTTAATCAAAAATAGCCACAATTATAATCTCAGTGCAGTCTCACAAACACAATTTAATGAAAATTACATCTATGGTGATGAAATTACCGGTTCAGCGTTGCTGTTCGTTACTTCGTCGTTAGAAAGAAAGCATTATGCATTAAATGGTGCCCACCCTTATATTACGTCTTCTTTGCGTAATACATTAGACTATTATAAAATTTGGAGTCCTCATTTTGCCTATTCGTCTTCTTATGGCGAAAAGGATAAGCAAGAAATGTCTTTAATTGATATCTCATCAATGTACTATGGCTCACAAATTAAACCCGGCACAGTTGATCTTAAATTTTTTATTACCGGTACCTTGGTCGCGCAAGCACAAGATACTGGTAAGAATGGAGTACTAACACAAATTGCACCAATTGCCAGTAGCGGTAGCGGATCAATTGCGGGCGTGTGTTTATACAAAGAGGGATTTATTGTATTGACAGGCAGTTGGAATATCTCTCCTACAACATTGGATTACAATAATGATGCCACACCCGTAACAGCTCGCTGGTCACGTTTTGGAGCAGGCATTGAGTCAGGGTTTGGTAGTGGAATTCTTGAGTCAGCAAGTTTCTCAATTGATTTTAAAGGACAAAAAGAAATCCCAGTTTTAACGATGTTTTGTCATGCTAATTCTGGTGAGTTTAACCATTCCAACAATCCTACATATCTTGCCCACGGCCAAGATTTAACTGCCTTTACTTCTTCAAGGGGTTATAAGGAACCTAGAGAAACTGAAATTACCAATGTTGTAAAAACAGGTTATAATGATCCTACAGGTAGCTTTGAGAAGATAACTTACATTTCTCATGTTCAAATTTATGACGAGGACAAAAATCTATTAGCGGTTGCAAAAACCGCGAAGCCAGTGAAGAAAAAAGAAACACGTGATCTAACTTACAAACTCAAGTTGGATATATGATGTTAGTTGTTTCCAAACATCATTTCAATAATCACCGAAGATGTGGCTTGTGGATTGATGACAAAGGAAACTTGGCTTTCCCCGTTCGTGAACAAAAACACAAAAAATTAAGAGCACATATCAGGTTTACGAAAACAGGGTATGTTTACAATGCAATAAGAAAGGATAAGAAGTGATTTTAGGTCTAGACGTTTCAAGCACAATTTCTGGCATCTGTGTTTTGGATGATGGAGAATTAGAATATTCAGATATATTAGATACACGAAACAGAAAAAAATACCCTCATACAAACGATTTGGCGACTGAATTTAACGATCTAATGATCGAGCTAAATAAAAAGTATGAAATAACGGATATATATATCGAGGAACGGTTACTTGGCTTTGCCCGCGGCCGCACCTCAACAAAAACAATAGTGAAATTATCCGAAGTTAACGCGGTATACACATTAATTTGTGAACAAATCTTTGGAGTTAGACCCGAAAAGATTCGAGCCGTAACAGCTAGAAAAAAGGTTGGAATTGACACAAAAGGCTTTTCTGGGAAAGATAGTAAACAGCACGTCCTAGACGTAGTAGAATCAAGTGTGAGCGGCTTCTCTTATAACCTGACCCGGTATGGCAACCCCAAGCCCGGATCGCATGACAGAGCCGATGCGTACGTTATAGCCCGTGCTGGAGAACTACTTTGCGAAGAAAACTCGAAGTCTTAACGAGTGTATTAGGATCATATCGACAAGAGGGAAAAGAATATCTCTTTTCATGCCCTCAATGTAATCACCACAAAAACAAGTTAAGTGTTAACTTGGACAAGAATTGTTGGAAGTGTTGGATCTGCGAATATAGCGGATTTAAACTACACCGATTAGTCCGAAAATGGGGAACTATATCAGAAAAGGAATTGTGGAAGCAATTTGATGATGAGATAGGGTTGCCCACCGATTTAAGGGAGTATTTGGATGATCTTTATTCAGAAGAAAAATTTGTTGAACCCGCACTACAACTACCCGAGGAATTTCGAACCTTAACTAAACATCAAAACAATCAAGAATACCGGATGGCAAAAAATTATCTTGCCAGCCGCGGCCTAGCAGATTACGATATTTTATATTGGAAAATGGGTTACTGTCCATATGGAGATTATGGCGGCAGAATCATCATACCATCATTTAATAGTAGCGGTGATGTAAACTATTTTGTGGCGAGAGCTTATCGCGAGAGCTTATCAACAAAATATTGGAACCCAAAGGCAAACAAACAAAAAATAATATTTAATGAGTTATATGTTGATTGGGAAAGTGATTTAACTGTTGTGGAAGGTGTCTTTGACGCTATTAAAGCAACTAACGCTATACCTCTTCTAGGTTCAACAATTGGAAAAAGGAGTAAGACCTTTAAAGAGATTATAAAGCATGACACACCAATCTACTTAGCCCTAGATCCTGATGCAGTGAAAAAAATGCATCGGATTGCTGAAGAATTACTCCGATATGATGTTGAAGTACACGCTATTGATACAACAGTATTGAGCGGCGACATTGGTGATTTAAGTAAAGAGCAATTCGCAGAATTAAAGAAGACATCAACTCTGATAACTTCTTCAAATTTGCTGAAAGAAAAACTGAGGATCGCCATATGAATACTAAATGTATATACAATCGCAAAGCTTTGGCAAAAGCAAAATACGGAATCTGTTACTTTTGTTCTGAAGTGTCTACCAAGGAGCAATTGGAAAAAGGAAAAGCCGAATCTTTAAAGTGTCCTAACTGCAAAAAATTGACAGTCCTGCCAGTACAAAGCAACGACGATTTCACGCAGTATTGGATCGCTTTGAATGTTAAAGAACTTCTATATGGATAAGACATGTTGAAAATTGCACACATTGCGGATGTTCATATTCGTAACCTTAAGTATCATGATGTATACGAAAATGTATTTGATCAGCTTTATACAGACTTACGTAAAGAGAAACCCGACTATATTGTAGTCGCCGGTGACGTCGCACATACGAAAACACAAATATCCCCAGAATATATTGATATGGCAACGCGCTTTTTGCAAACGCTTGCCGATATCACAAAAACTATTGTTATTCCCGGTAATCATGATGGTTTACTTCGTACACCATCTCGTATGGACTCTATTACACCGGTGGTAAATAACATTGATAATGATAACTTGTTCTATTCCCGCGACGCGAATATATTCCGGTTTCCTGATATAGATTTTTATCACTTATCGATTTTCGATGAAGACAATTGGCCATCGATCATTGATGATAAAAAACTTAATGCTGCTATTTACCACGGTTGCGTTAGTAACTCGGTGACAGATATTGGTCGTGTTTTAGAGCATGGCGATCTAGAGTTAGAAGAATTGGTAAAATATGATTACGCTTTGCTCGGCGATATTCACAAAACAAATCAAACACTAGATAAGTTAGGCAAGGTGAGATACCCCGGTAGTCTAATAACACAGAATTTTGGTGAAACAAATGACAAAGGTTATTTGATTTGGGAAATTAAAGACAAAAAAGATTATGATTGTCGCCATGTGCAGCTTACAAACCCGAAACCGTTTGTAACAATTTCTCTCACTCCAAAGGGCAGAATCCCATATAAGATCAGTGTGCCATCTAATGCAAGGTTGAGATTGGTCTCAGATTATCATATTTCATTAGATGTGATGCGTAAGGCAATGGATGTTGCTAAACGCAAATTTAAACCACAGTCAGTGTCCTTTCTGAATCGAGCAACAAAGAAAGGTAGAATACAGGTTAACATTGATGACGAATTTTCCAAAAAGAATCTTCGAGACACAAAGGTTCAAGAAGAACTGATTAAAGAATACTTGGTTGATTATGATATTGAAAAGGATATCTCAAAAGACATCGTAAAAATTAACAGTAAAATTAATTCAGAGGTGTTATCAGAAGAGGAGATGGTTCGCAATGTGCACTGGTCTGTAGAAGACCTTGAGTGGGATAATCTGTTTAATTATGGCAAAGGAAACAAAGTCGATTTTTCATCCTTAAATGGTTTGGTGGGCATTTTTGGAAAAAGTTATTCTGGCAAATCAAGTATCATTGATTCGCTAATGTACACGTTGTTCAATAGTACCTCGAAAAATGTTAGAAAGAATTGTGATATGATTAATCAACATAAGGACAATTCTCGTGGTCGCGTTGTGTTCAAAATTGATAATGAGAAGTATATTGTAGAAAGAACTTCGGAAAAATACAAAAAGAAGCTACACGGTGAGGTCACGCAGGAGGCACGCACAGACGTTTCTTTTGTTAAGGTAGTGAACGGTGAGGAAGAGTCGTTAAACGGCCTTACACGCCGCGACACGGACAATAAGATACGGTCTGTGATTGGTACCTTGGACGATTTCTTGGTCACATCCTTTTCAGCGCAGTTCGGCTCATTAACTTTTATCGATCAGCGCTCAACAGAACGAAAGAAAACATTGGCAAAATTTCTTGATCTCGATTTCTTTGAGAAAAAGTTTAAAGTGGCTAACGAGCATTCTTCTGACTTGAAAGGTGCATTAAAGATGTTAGAGTCAGTTGATTACGAAGCAAAGTTAGAAGAATTAACAGAAGAAAAGAAAAACGTTTATGACAAACTTAATAAATACACGAAAGAAGTTAAACTTCTGGAAAGAGAAGTTCAAAATAAGAATACTGAGTTGTTAGATTTAACTGCGTTTGTTTCCTCGGTACCACAGGAATTGGAAGATATTTCAGGTTTGGTTAAAGACCTTAAAGAATTTCGTCAAGAGTTACGAACAGATGAACTGTTGTTGAAAGGTTACGAAGAACAATTGGAAGCAAATGAGGAAAATCTTTCGGAACTTGAAGAAAAGATAGAAAATATCTCATATGAAAATTTAATCAAAGATAAGGACTTGTTGAATCGCTTGCAGGAACAAATAGAAGAAAAATTTGATGATTTAATTCGTTATGAAAACACTATTGATAGAATTGAAGACGCAGAACGACACTTGAAAGAAGCTCCGTGTAACTCAGAGTATTCTTCTTGTAGCTTAGTTGAATCTGCGTACCAAACATTACAAGATATAGGTAATGTAGAGAAAATTAGGGATAAATATGATAAAATTAATAGTGAGTATACGGCACATGTTAAGAAGGTAGAGAATATTGATTCCGAACACATCGAAAGCCAGCTAGAAACGCTTGAAACAATGAAAAAATACCATACTAAGGTTAAAGAGCACACAATACCTCTTTTGAGTTCGAAAATTAGTGAGTGCAAAGGTCGAATAAAGTTTTCAAACGTAAAAATTCATGAACTGGAGTCAAAAAAAGAGGTTTATGATGAAAATATCGGTAAAATTAACACTTTGGAAGAAAAGAAAGTGCAACAGGCAGAAGTGATAACACAAATTAAAGAGTTAAAGAAGACTCTTTCGGCAACGAAGAACAATCTTAGTGAAATGTACGCTAAAAGAGGGTACTTTGACCAAAAATTGGAAAATGTTATCGAAGAACGACAAAAATTGGAACAACAGCGCAAGGAATACACTGCTTATGATCTGTATAAGCGTTGCATGCACTCCAATGGTATCCCCTTTGATATTATCAAGAAAAGACTGCCGGCTATTAACCAAGAAATATCGAAAATCTTGGCAAATGTTGTTGAGTTTGAAGTTTTCTTCGAATCAAGCGATAATAAACTCGAAATTTTCATTAAACACCCAAAACATAATCCCAGATTAATTGAAACCGGTTCTGGCGCTGAAAAAACTCTTGCAGCGACCGCAATTCGTCTCGCACTGCTATCTGTGTCCACGATGCCAAAGGGGGACTTGTTCATATTGGATGAACCTGCCACGGAGCTTGATGAAGAAACAAAAGATGGATTTATTCGCATTTTAGAGATGATTAAAAGCTATTTTTCTAAGGTTATTTTGATATCACATCTTGACCCTTTCAAGGACGTTGTAGACACACAAATTACAATTGAAAAGAAAAATGGTTACGCACATGTCCAAGTTTAGACTATTTATATCGCAACTTGGAGGGTTAGCGATGAAAAAACTCAAGGAAATTGATTGGTTAGCGATAATCACAGAAAACAAAAAATTTAGTTTAGGTCGAATCTCATTTTGGGTAACATTTGTAGTAATGGTCCACTTTTGGCTCAGTACGATAGAAGTGCCCGCATCGATGTTGACAGTATTCTTCGCATTGTTATCTTATAACTTAGGTAAAAAAGTACGAGATGTTGTGCAACTCTGGATGACAAAAGAAGAGGCAACAAGCGGCCCGTGAGGATGTTATGAAGAAAACTTTGAAAAAGATATGGATTTTCATTAAAACTTATTGGTATATTTTTGTGATCATTATAGGCTTTGTTCTTAGTCTTCTTTTTAGCGGAAAAGGAAATGTTTCTAAAATATTTGACCTTTTAAAACAAGAACGTGATCTCGCTGATAAAGAACGCGAATTAATCGATTTAACTGATAGGCAAATTGACAAAGAAGTGGGAGAAAATCTTGATGAATACTTTGGTGATGCAGAGAGAAATGAAAAGGAATATCAAGAGAAAAAGAAAGAAATTGAGAAGAATGTTAAAGAAGACGAGAAGAAAATGGCAAACGAGATACGAGAAAACCCCGAAAAGACTTTGAGACAGATTGCACACGAAATGGGGTGGACATATGAATGATGTTCATTGGACCGAATTGGTCAGGATACCAGATAATTACACTGATATGAGCGCAAGTTTATTGCATGATATGTTGTGTGCAATAAGATCTCTGGAGCATATTGATGATGATCTATACTTAGATGATTTTGATCACAAGTATATAGGGGAATTAGAGGTTCCTGATTTTTATGAATATGACAGGGGTTTGGCAAAATGGTTGTCATTGTCTGAAACATCAACGATCAAAGATCTGAAAGATTTTCGCGGATATCAATGGATGTTGAAAGCTTCAAAATGGATGCAAACCGGTGTGCCGCCCGTAATAGTTATCAAATATGATAACAATTGTCAGGTCGGCGATGGCAGAGGAAGAATTAACATAGCAAATATGGTAGGATATCGCGTCCCTACTTACTTTATGAGATATCGAGATGATCAATGAAGAATCAGTAAATACAGAAATGGCTATCAAGGGAAGACTGGTAGTTTATTATAACGAGAAACCCCATGAAAATGCGATCGACTTTTATTTAGTAGACGATTCCAGAAACCATGTACACGCGAATGTAGAAATAGAACACTTGCCAGTGTCAAGTCCCGGTTACGGGATAGAATACGGTCCATGCCTGAACGCATACCAAGTTACTTGGTCCAAAGCGGATAAGGGTTTTGGGCCACTCTTGTATGACGTGGCAATGGAATATGCTAGTGCAGATGCCGGCGGTTTAACATGCGATCGTGTTGTTGTGTCAGAAGCTGCATACAAAGTGTGGTTATTTTACCTCAAGAATCGCCCCGAGGTAAAAATTCTACAATTGGACGACTTGAAAAATACGTTAACTCCAACAAAAAAAGATAATTGCACAATGAATTCAGTCGAGTATTCTAGAGCATACGGCGGCGCGCAGCCATTTCCGCAATCGCCATTGTCTAAGATATATCGAAAAGATAACATGGACACGATTAAAGCCTTTGAATCATATGGTAGATTTCGACCTGAAGAATCTACGGATGCAATGGATAGAGGTAGTTTAGATATTAACCCAAATTGGGACGAATTTTCGTATGAGTAAAAAAGTTTGGAAAGAAGAATGGGATAGGCTAGTACAAAATTATGCCTTACCCGCAAAACAAGATACTGCATTTGACACACAGCAAGCACCGGTAGATCCTGCGTATGGAAGTTACGGTTTCCATGATATGTTGCAGGAAGACGCCGTATCACCTAACGAACTCCCAGAAGATATCAATGTATCAGTAAAGTTTACTCCGAAGAATCATGCAATGATTTTTCTAACTGATATGTACGGTAGTACACTAGACCATAAATCAGGCGCTCCCATTTATGGAATGATGTGGTTATCCTACGAAGATGTTTGCGGCGGGATGATGATACAATGGGTGAAGGCATCTCAAGGCTTCGGGCCGCTTCTGTATGATATTGCTATGGAACTGTGTGATAAACACGATACGTGGTTAATGTCTGACAGAAACTCCGTAACTCCAGAAGCGTTAGATATCTGGATATATTACGATCAAAAGCGTAATGATGTCGAAAAGGAACCTCTTCCTAAAAATCAAGGTTATCCTGAGTGTTCGTTCCGAGCAGCCATCAAAGCTGCCAAAAAAGATCCGTATTATACGAATTGGGAAAGGCATCCACTGGCGTTTAAATGGCGTAAACCACAACATGATGTTTTAACACAATTAGAAAACCTTGGTAAACTAAAGCATGTTCGTGGTCGAGTTCGAGAAGATCTGGTCGCAAGATTTGATCAAAAAGAAGATCAGGTTATGTTTAAGATGTCTATCGAGAATGACTCCTTTATTCATTTCACTACTGCCAAGCGAGCAGGTGAGATAATGGCGTCAAATAAGCTGTTACAGACGCCGCCATACATAAAATTCGGTACCGACACTGTAGACGCTATATCATTAACATATGGAACGTTTTTACCATCTGTTCAAACAACACATATTACGAAAGATGAAGGTCAGATAATAGCGATTTGGTTCAAGACTGATGTTTTACCCGATATTGGCTTTGTCGAAGAAGTAAAATGGTCAGAAGATGTTCCATTTACTGAATCAAAATTGATGACGGCACAGAGGGCAATTAGCAAACTCCAAGATACTCCTGAATACGAAAGAGTTAGTAAACTTGATTGGGGGTACGTTGAGTATTACAGAAAAAAGGATAAAAAATGACTAAATGGACTAAAGATAATTTGGCTTTTACGATTACATATTTTATAATACTCACGGCTATCCTGTTCTCTGCGCCAAAAGCTTTCGCACAAGAAAAGAAAATATCGTATGTTCAAGCTGGCGAAACAGCGACATATGCCGGCGTGTTGTTATCGCCGGAAGCTTTTGCAGAACTGCAAACAACCGTTAGTGTTTCTGAAGCAAAGACACAAGCTAGAGTAGATTACGAGGTTACAAAAGCTACACTGCAATTGCAATTAAAACTTGATAACGCAACTACCGAATTAAAATGGCAAGAGAAGATGTGGGAAAACCGCTTGACACTCAAAAATGATCAGATTGATGACTTATACAAGAGCTTAAAAAAACAACATAAAAGAACCCTGTGGGATAGGTTGGAGAAACCAGTATACTTTTCTAGTGGAATTGCTGTCTCGATTGGGATGTTTTTATTGCATCGTGAAGTAAACAAGATAGGACTATGAGTAATAGCAAAGGATCAAATATATCGCTGTTGGTATTGGCATTATTAGTGTGCGTATTGCTAGCGTTTATGAATCCAAAGAATCTATATTATAATGCAGCTAGACAAACATGTGAATTACCTGAAGAAAACAGAATAATTAAACTTTATCAAAATGCGAAGGAAGCTTACCTTGAAACCCCACAAACCCACCCATAAAAAAATAAGTTCTGCCGAATTTGAAGAACGACTAAAGCGAATTAATAAAGAATCAATTACTGAAATTTCACGACCAGTACAACGGCGCCGCCTCGGTGAACAATACACAAAATTGCTTAAACATTATTTAGGGGAAACCGGATGAAACGCGCCCTTGTCTTATCTGGCGGCGGTTCCAAGGGAGCATATCAAGCTGGAGCACTAAAACATTTAATTGTGGATCAAGGCCGTCGTTATGACGTTGTGTCGGGTGTATCGGTTGGTGCATTGAATGGTTCGTTGTTGTGTCAGTATAAAAAAGAGAATCAAGACACGGCGTTGAAAGAACTGGTCGGTTTGTGGAGAGAAATTGATACAAAAAGTATATACAAGAAATGGTTTGCTTGGCCGGTAACGGTTCCTTGGGAAAAAAGTGTGTACAATTCAAAACCTCTGTCAAAGATAATCAATGAAAAATTAGACACAGACATGTTATATAGATCTGATGTCGATTTCTACATGGGGGTTGTATCACTTAATAATGGTACTATCTCTTATAAAACAAACAGAAACAAAAATGTACTCAAATATATTGAAGCATCTGCTGCATTCCCTGTAATGTTGACACCTGTTCAAATTGGCGAACAATGGTACACTGACGGTGGTATTCGAGATGTTACTCCTCTCAAGATTGCTATTGAAGTAGGTGGGGTTGATGAAGTTGATGTAATACTAGCACAAGATAGATACCTCATTTCTAATATCAAGAAGCCCAAGGTTACGCAAGATGCACCTCGCATCTTGGGAATTATGATGAATGAAATTATTGAGAACGATTTGAAAATTGCTCAGTTGTACAATGAATCAGCTATTAAATCACCTAAAACCTTTCGGGAAAAAAGATTTGTCAAGATTAACGTGATCAGACCAAATGGAAAACTGCCATATAGTTCATTAGATTTTGATCATGATCGAATTTTGCAAAGCATGGAATACGGCTACAGAGACGCAAAGGAATATTTTAGTGAAGAATAAGTATTGTAAAATGATGACCGACCAATGGCGCACATTCCCCCGCGAAGGAACATGTGGCGGTACGCACGATTCCATAGAATATGTCGACCTCATTATAGACGATGCCACAAAACAGAAACTCCCCCAGTTTGCACCGGAAGGTTAGGATATATATGTTAAAGTTGTGGGAATAGTGAAGAACGATCAGGTGGTGACAGCGCTGATAGATCTTGGTGGTATACCTTTGCCATTCAACGGGCCAGAATCTAAGAAATAATGAGAGACAAATAATGGATTATGAAAAGTTAGCAGCAGTGGAATACCAAATAGAGCAAAAATATGGGGTAGAGTGTACACGTTCTCCACGAGCCGACTGGACTGATGAGGACGAAGAAGAGTTTATCAGACAAGTTGATAAGCTGTATAAGAAATTGAATTCGGCGTACAAAGAAAAGAACTACGAAAATAAAACCGGATATCTAGTATCAAAAAAACTACTTACTGATGAAAACGCCTTGGATAATTGTCAAGTGTGTTCTCTATACAAAATACACTTTAACGCTATTGACGACATAAAGATGAATCAATGGGGTTGTTGTTATCGGTGTTTTATAAAACATATCGAAGGTAGAGAAGAGAAATGGGAATCCGGTTGGAGGCCAGAGAGTGAATAATAAATTTAAAAAAATTCTTAAAGAAAATCTTGGTTCTGTTGTTAAGGAAATGTGCGGAAAGCCGAAACGACATGTTGCAGGAAATGAAGAGGTAAAAAATAATGGCTAAATCAGTTTATGAAATAATTCAAGCAATCCATCAGATTGCAGCAGACGCTAAAGACCACCCTTATGGTGGCCGAAAAACAGGTGTTTTGCAGCGCGAAGAAGGTGATCCAATTAAGGATAGTCGAGTTATAGACGGTTTTGGTGTAAAAATTAACGGTTCTAACTTGGTGATCACTTATCACACCGAAGTTAACATTAAGAAATCTCACGAAGATAAGTTTGAAGATGAAATCGAACAATATCTAGATAAATTGGCAGACTTTATCAAAAAGGAATATAAAGGTGACATGGGTTCTACTCTGACACTGAAGGCACAGGATGATACGTTTAATGCAGTGATGCAACAAACATCAAATGTACGCACATTTGTTCAAGCCCAAAAAGTATTTGAAATTGGGCAATTGAAAGAGTTACCGGAATACAACGAAGAAGCCGACGAACGTGAATCAATGATGAACAAAATTGATCGAATGTTGGACGAAGGCTATAAACCAGAACTGAGGTTCAAGAAATTTCTCGGTAAGGTGTAATGTGAGACATTGTGAAATTGTCGTTATTAAAAATCCTCTCGTAATACAGGAAGGTACACAAATCATGTTTTCACTTAAGAACACCTATTTTGGTCGAGCCCAGAAGGGAATAGAGTTTGAATATCGTTCTTGGCCGACACCTAACCAACATGTAGTTCACTTTGAAGAAAAAACATATGAAACTTAAAAGATCAGAAATAGAACAAATTATTAAAGAAGAATTGACGCGTTCTCGCAAACAGCTTGTGACCGAGATTCTGGGAACAACTTCGAAAACGGAAGTTCAAGAATTGCTGTCAATTTACTTTAAGGAGTCTGGCGGATTGCCTGACGATATTTATAGACTATCAGTATTGTTTCCTGTTTTGGAAAAGGCCGGCCTTGGTGATATCGTTGATGCCTATATTCAGCATCAAAAAGTAGGCGATGAAGCATCAGCACAAAAGGTTTTGGAACCAGTCAGAGCAGTGGTACAAGAGTTAATGAGAACGAAATAGAGATGAGATTAACAAATATGGTCCTCGAATAAACCATATGATCGGCAAACATGGCAGATAATGGAACAACATATTGATGATACATTACATTTAGTCCCTGACTCAGAATAATGGAAAGAAAAATATATAAGATTGATAGCTAAAACTTAAATCCTCTCTAATTTCATAAATCCTCTAGTTATAACAGCTAGAGGATTTTTTATGTCATATATACCACCGCAAAAGATAAAACAGGAGGTTAAGAAGTGTTTCGAAGATCCGAATTACTTTATTAACAATTACTGCAAGATTTCTCATCCTGAAAAGGGGAGAATTCCTTTCACAATGTTTGCCTTCCAAGAGGATTTGGTAAGAAGCTTTGAAACAGACCGATTTAACATTGTATTGAAAGCACGACAGTTAGGTATATCAACAGTAACCGCAGCCTACGCGCTGTGGTTTATTTTGTTTAGACGAGATAAAACAGTTCTATGTGTAGCGACGAAAGTATCAACAGCGTCCAACCTCGTCAAAAAGGTGCAGATGATGTACAAAAATATCCCAGAATGGTTACAGATTGTTAAACCAACAACGAACAACCGTGCGGTGTTGGAATTTGAAAATGGTTCTTGGATTAAAGCAGAATCAACGCAGAGCACGTCAGGTCGTTCAGAAGCTCTTTCTTTGCTGATTGTTGACGAAGCTGCTCACGTTGAGGGAATCGACGAACTGTGGACTTCAATGTATCCAACACTTTCAACAGGTGGGTCATGTGCTATTCTCTCTACTCCCAATGGTGTAGGTAACTTTTTCCACAAAATGTGCACAGAAGCCGAAGCCGGCGACAATGGTTTCAAGCTTACTAAAATTATGTGGGATGAGCATCCTGATCGTGATGATGAGTGGTTTGAAAATGAAACAAAAAATATGGACCGGCGACAGGTAGCTCAAGAATTGTTGTGCAATTTTAACGCTTCCGGTGAGACAGTTGTTGACCCTGAAGATATGGAGTTTATACACCAATTCTTGGAAGACTATAATGAGATAACTGGTGAATTATATGGTGACCCTTTGCGTCGAACTGGTTACGATAGAAATTATTGGATCTGGCAAGAATACAATCCAAATTGTACTTATCTAATAACGGCTGACGTTGCTCGTGGTGATGGTCGCGATTACTCCACGTTTCATGTGCTTAACGCTACAACTAACCATGTTGTTGCAGAATATCGCGGTCAGCCAGAATATGACTTCTTTGCAAAGATGTTAAATGATGCTGGTAAAGAGTGGGGCACAGCGATGATTGTGGTAGAATCTAATATGCTTGGGTATTCAGTCCTTACCGAATTGGAAAATATGGAGTATCCTAATATATATTATGAGAAGAAATCAACTCATGAATATGTAGAACCCAATTTGGCACAAGTAACCAACGGTGTTGCCAAGGGCTTTGCCACATCAGGCAAAACGAAACCACAAATTATCGGAAAGATGGAAGAATTCATCCGAAACAAAACAATCACGATTTATTCTCGTAGGCTTTTGGACGAAATGCGAACGTTTATTTGGACTAGTGGTAAAACACAAGCCATGAGCGGTCGCAACGATGACTTAATTATGTCTTTCGCTCTTGCTTGCTGGATTCGAGATACAGTGTTGGAAGCTGATACTCGTGAACAAGAATACACAATTGCAACATTAAACGCCATATCTAGGCGGTCAAGAACAGCCGATTTTTCAACAGTAAAAAGCGGTTTTGTTATGGGGCCCTTTCTTGGCAGAAACAAAAAGAACGATATTGCTGACCAAGCAAGGTTATATAGAAAATACGCGGGGTTGTTAAAAGGATGAAGAAACTGTTCGAAAGTTGGAGAAAAGTTATTAGTGAATCCAACAACGGCTTTTTGGATCATTATAATAAGCTTTTAAGGAAAAAATACGCTGGTCTGGTATTGGCACTGGTAAAAGATTCTGACACCGCGCCCCACCCGGTTATAACAACATGTATGGTAGGCCCAGAGTTGGATGGCTTTGTTACCACCAACGATGAAGGATTTGTATATGATGGTGGATGGTATGACATCGAGCCAATCCCAGAAGAAAATCTTCCAAAGGAATACATACAGATATTATCAGATTATGAAATAATATATCCTTTTTCCATGGACCGAACATTCGGCATGCCCGAACTTCGATTTAAATATATCAGGTATGATGACAAAAAACCGCATGGCCTAAAATGCACATTCCTTAGAAGAAATGAAACAACTAGATATCTCGGACCTGCACAATTTATAAAACAAAGGCGACCAAAAACTGACGAAGAATACTACCAAGCTTTTTATTATGTCAACGGTAGGTTAATTCATAATAAGGACGGTGCTCCAATAATCAACACGGATAGAATGTTCTAAGATGAAAATTTTATTAGGAAAACCACTATAAGAAGGTTTACATATGGCAGATCAAAAACGCAATCCCAAGAATCATGAGACAACCCTGTTCAAGCGATTAACTCGTATGTTCAGTGGTCCGCTGACGAATAGACGGACACAAACATACCACAAGCTCCGCAGAACACACATGAACGTGTTCTCAAACCGCTTCAAGTCGCTCTCAGGGCAACACTTCAAGAAACGCGGGTACAACCCCTTCCAAAACCTACAAACGCAACGTATGGCCAACCAGAACCGTGCAGAGCGATATAGGGAATTCGATCAAATGGAATACGAGCCGATTATGGCCTCAGCGCTTGACATTGTTTCTGATGAAATGACAACAAGTTCACCGTTGTCACCACTGGTAAGGGTCGATTGCCAAAATGAAGAGTTGAAGGTTATCTTAGAAAATCTCTATTATAACGTTTTGAATGTTGAACATAACTTGTATTATTGGGTCCGCTCAATGTGCAAATATGGCGACTTCTTTTTGTATGCCGATATCGATCCTGATTACGGTGTTAGTACAATCTTGCCAGTTCCACCGGAAGAAATTGAAAGAATGGAAGGAGAAGACGAAACAAATCCAATGTATGTACAATTCCAGTGGAACTCCGCTGGTATGACATTCGAAAATTGGCAAATTCTTCACTTCCGAATTCTTGGTCACGATAAATATGCACCATATGGAACTAGCTTCTTCGAACCAGCACGTCGTATTTGGCGACAGTTAATTTTGCTGGAAGATTCAGTCATGGCGTATCGTATCGTTCGATCACCTGAACGTCGAGTATTCTATATCGATGTTGGTGCCGTTCCCCCACAACAAGTGGAACAGTACATGGAAGAAATCATTACTAACATGAAGCGTCACCAAATTGTTGATGAAGACACTGGTCGCGTTGATTTGAGATATAATCCGTTGTCAGTTGATGAAGATTACTTTATTCCTGTTCGTGGCGAGACCGGCACAAGAATTGAAACACTCAAAGGTGGACAATACACAGGCGATATTGATGACATTAAATATCTTCAAGCAAAACTTATTGCAGCACTAAAAATTCCACAATCCTATCTTATTCGGGATGACTCATCATCTGAAGACAAAGAAACACTATCACAGAAAGATATTCGATTCGCTCGAACAGTTTTGCGCCTTCAAAAACCAGTTGTTTCTGAATTGGAGAAAATCGGTGTTATCCATTTGATTTTGTTAGGTTATCCTGAAGAAGATGCACTGTCGTTTTCTTTATCATTGAACAATCCGTCGAAAATTGCTGAATTGCAAGAACTTGAAACTGTTCGCACAAAAGTAGACGCTGCGCAGGCGATGCAAGAAGTTGGATTTAGTCATCGTTACACAATGGAAAAGGTTTTCCAATTGCCGCATGAAGATATTGTCCGCATGAAGCGTGAAAAGAAGCATGATCTGAAATATGAATCAGAACTTGAACAAATCGCCGCAGCAGGCGAGGCAGGATTCGGCGGTATGGGCGGCCTAGATGATGATATGGGCGACATCGGAGGAATGGAAGACGACATGGGAATGGGAGACGACATGGGCGGTTTCGGAGATGATTTCGGAGACGAAGGTGATTCAGACATAGAAGATAATGATCTATTAGCGACACCCGGCAAACGTGACGAGTATACAACCCCCGGAGCTAAAGGTAAAAAATACCGCAAGGTGAAAGACGACCGCAGAGATATGGGTGCTCGCAAACGCTCAAATAAAGCAAAATGGGGCCACGAGAAGACTCGTGATACACGCAGAAACGTTCGTGCTGGCATGCCCGGGCTAAACGGCTTATTCGAATTAGCTCAAGGAAACAAACCTCCTGTTGTTATGGAACAACAAGATAGAAAATCAAATGAAGTTAAAAGTATGGTTACTGAGATTCGTAATTTTGTTAAAAAACAAGAAGACGACAAGCCAACCGAAATTATAACTATAGAGGATGAGTAATGAATATTAAGCACAATAAGAAAAGAAATACCGCTTTTCTTTATGAAATACTGATCAAAGAAGTGGCAAAGACTGTCTATAGCAAGGATAACAAGTACAAATCCATTGTTATGGAAGTGTTGACGCACAATTTTGATCCGAAGTCACAAATGGCGAAGGATTATTTATGTTATCGAGATTTATATACGCATAAAGACTTGGATTCCAAGATTGTTGATCGAATGATTAGTGAGGTATCGCGCCGTCGTGACAAAATTGATGCAAAGAAGTTGTTCAATGAGCAAACAAAACTCATCAATAAGATTAATTCAAAACTGAGAGATGATATTTGGGAGAATTTCGTACCTGAATACCGCTTTTTGGGGACGCTATATCATTATTTTAACGCTGATGACATGCCGACAAAGGATAAGGTTTTGTTGGAATCCCAGATTTCATCGAGATTAATTTCTGAGGCACAACGGGCTTCTGCGACTGTAGAACCTATTGATTCAATTACCTATAACATTTATGTTAAGAAATTTAACGAAATGTACGGAGAAGTGTTAAACGAAAGGCAAAAACATACAATTAGAAAATACATATTTTCCATTAGTGATTCTGGTGTATCTTTTAAAACATTTTTAAATGAGGAGATCAAGGGATTGAAGAATGAACTCAAAATGACATGTGATGGACCAAATTCCGTTTGTGATTTGGAAATTAATGAAAAAATTGACAAAGTTGGTAAATTATTAGATAGTTATTCGAAACTACCGGTAAAAGAGGAGACGATGATACCGCAGATTTTGAGAATTCAGCAACTTTTGGAAGAAATGAATAAAGAGGAAGAAAAAGGTGACGGTTAAAGTTACAATTAGAGACCCCGAATCGAAATCGCAATCAACTGCTGCTCAGTCGAGCATAAGCTTGCAGGTACGCCGCAATTTGAAAGGTGATTATATGATTTTTGATCATATTGATATCGATATTGTTGTGCAACCTTCGGAAAATAAGATTACTACAATAACTAAGCCTGATGCAACAAACACTGATATGGTGTATGATGCACAAAACCGGTTATTTCAACACTTAACAAAGGCCGGCGTAGTTGACCCTGCAACAATCGAAGGTGGCAGTTTATATGGAACGATGGAAGGCACATACTATGATAATGATGAACAACCTAATGCGACACAAGTTGCCGTGTTTTCTGTTGGCAAATTTATTGAAGAGGAGCGCCCATTCATGATCTTCCGTCAAGCTCAGGAAGAAGTGGAAATAGGGAAATATGCAGAACCAGAAGACGAATATACTACTGATTTGGGTGACGTTCCTCATGCGACACAGAAAGGAACGATTTATCCAAATGATTTCCCATCTGGAGCAAATTATCGGGTTTATGAAGAGAATATGAAAAAAGAAGTGAAACAACTATTTTTGGAACACTATAAAAAGAGTAAAAAATGAATAAGGAAAGGCACTGCTTATACAATTCGCAAGGGTTACTATCTAATAGAATATATTTTGTCACAGACAAAGCAAGATTTTGGTGTTATAAAGCAGAAAAGCTTGGTCAAGCTGTTGTGCGAATAGATTACATGAGAACAGTTTCGCCGAACCGCAAAGAAGAATTATCGGCTGGATATACTCAAAAACATGTTAATCTAGATAACTACAGCGTGGTCAGGTTGAAGTCAACACTTAACAACATGGAATTAACGGGATTATAGAATGTGTATCATATGTTTGGCATTAGATAAAGAGATGATTACAATCGATGAGGCAACTGAGCATCTTGAAGAGATACGTTCACTTATTGGCGATGAACACGAGGTGGAAGTTGCTACTAAAATATGGTCTTCTTCCCGCGATGAACCAAATTGGAAATTCGCAGAGAAAAAAGATGATATAATGTGGAACTATGACCCATTCGCTGTAGACGGGGATTACGATTGATGAAATTGTTGTTTGAAAGTTGGAGAAGATTCTTGACAGAAGACGTATATTCTTCGGAATTACGTGATTTTATCAGACTATCGAGAAAAACAGAGAAATTTAGCAATCCTTTGAAGCGTCTGAAAATACTTCATCAGTACATGGACACGAAAAAAAGTGAACTTATCCCGGGAAAAGAGGGATCTTTTAGAAAGATATATTGGACCCGAGAACGTGAAATTTTAAAGATGGTTTTGTATATTAATGATAGACCTGATGAATTATCGCAAAGTCCAAGAAAACAGAATAAAATAGAAATTGAAATCTTCAATAGGGATAAATACGGTATTTTTCCTAAAGTAATGGAATACGATACAAAAGATTATTTGTGGTTTGTAGTGGAAGAGGTTATCCCACTGTCAGATGAACCATCAAAGACAATGGAGAAAATGTTCCCCAAATTAACATCAGTTGTAGAAGGTATAAGCGGTAGAAAAGGTCATTTTAGTCACCACGGCCTAGAAATAGTACGAAAAATGTTGGAATTCTATAAACTGAAACAACAACATATCACAACAGATACAAAGTCAAAAACTTTGGCTAGGATGATGCAAGAGCTTTTGAGATCATTGAATTATGATCACTACCGGGTATCACTGGGCGACGAACACCAACAAGATAATAAAGAATCTATCGAAAAGCTGTATGAATATTACAATAACCCCGATCCTAACTTTTTTAGATTAAGAAACGCTTTTGTCGAAGAACAACTTGATCAAAGAGACTTCTACTCTCCCAATGTCGGCTGCGATGAAGATTATAACATTAAATTGTTCGATATTGCATTCGGAGAGGTTGGATGATTGATTTAATCTTGTTCATTTTAGTTTGTTATGGGTTAACCAATATGCTATTATATGGTAAAATATTTGACAGTATCCGTCCTGATTGGTATTTATTCAAGTGTAGCATGTGCATGGGATTTTGGGCCGGAGTTCTTGTTTCGTTGTTTTTCACGTCTCCGTGGGCTGGATTGATACACTCTTTGTTTTTTGGATTTATTAGCTCCGGCACCACATACGTTTTAGATAAGCTTTTTGGAGATAATGGAATGAGGGTCGATCACACCTATAGTTAGTGTTGGGCAATTAAACACCAAAAGGAGGTGATATAATGGCACGGTGGATGATCCAACCAGTGCGTCGTTGCAAAAACGGCTGCATACTAAAGTCCTTGGCATGACTCAAAACTGCCTTTTATTTTATTTAGAGAATTCAGCATTTCGCGGCTCTACTTATAATTGGAAGGAATTAAAGCATGAAAGAAAAGTACGGATTAAGAGAATGTATGGTCTTTGAGAATGATTTAGAAATTCTCAAGGAGCGACAAGAGCTTGGCGACCGAAACAAATATATTGTTGCTGGTGTGCTGCAACGGGCAGACGCTCAGAACGGCAATGGTCGTGTATACCCGTATGCCATCTTGCAAAGAGAAATAGAGAATTACAAACAACTTGTAAAAGAACGCCGCGCCCTTGGTGAGTTGGACCACGCTGATGAATCTGTTATATCATTGAAAAATGTTTCACACGTAATCACTGATATTTGGATGGAAGGTAAAGATGTTAAAGGAAAAGTAGAGATACTTGAAACTCCTGCTGGAGAAACATTAAGAAAGCTTTTTGAGGCGGATATTAAAATTGGTATTTCGTCCCGTGGTTTGGGTTCAACTAGAGATCAAGGCGGCAATGTTTTGGTAGAAGATGATTTTCAACTTATATGTTTTGATTTTGTTTCGGATCCATCGACTCAAGGCGCGTTCATGGAACGTGTTACATTGAGGGAGAATCGAGATCCGAGAATATGGACTAAAAATTACAAGGTCAACAGAATTTTGAATGATATACTAGGAGTATAATATGACTACATTAAAGCGGTCAGATTTAAGAAGAATCATAAAACCGATTGTTCGGGAGATGGTAGAAGAAACGATAGAAGAACTTATTTTGGAGGAATCATACCTTCAAGATAAAATTCAGGAATCTGTTCTTCGAGGTGGTGTAATTAGTCACGTTATCACTGAGGTAGCAAAAGGCATTGCTAAAACAACTGCACCAATGATGCAACAACCACAACAATACACAGCACAACCTCAGCAGCAGCGCGTTCAGCAGTCAGATCAAAAATTGAAACAACATATTCAAGAAATTCGAAATAATTCTGAATTAGATCAGCATCTTAGTCAACGTGCCAACGGTATGGCTAGTAAATTTGCTCGAACTGCGCCGGAACAAGTCCCAACCCAGCAACAACAGAAACAACAGACAGTTCCCCAACAACAAATAGTACAACAAAATCAACCGGATTGGAGCACTTTGCAAAATGTTCAATTGCCTCCAGATGACGACAACATCGGTATGGTAGCACCGAAGAAAGGTATGACATTAAATGAGGCTTCTGGTCTCATGTCCGCTCAAACATCGGCTGCAACACAAGGTGAAGGTTTGGATATCAATATTATTAAACAGTTGGCTGGCAACAAAGGAATTTGGTCACCAAGGAAAATGAATCGATTTTTACAAATGGGTGAAAAAAAATGGGAAAAGAAAGCAATAAAAAATACCGGGACACAGGAGAATGCAAATGAGTAGATTCCGAAGAAACAAAGAGTGGGAAGGAATCGTGGTACATTTAGACAAAAACACAGATTTATCTAAAGCGTATCGCAAATTGATGCAACAAGTAGAAGATGAAGGGATTCATGAAATCGTGAAAGAGAAACGATTCTTTGAAAAACCTTCGGACAAAAAACGAAGAAAACGAGCGAATGCTGCATATCGTCGACAAAAAAATGGATTGAAAAATGGCAGATAGAATTATAGAAGTACAAACAATTACTGTAACAAATACAGCAGAAGAGATATCATTACCTAGATTATGGGATCCGTCCGCCGCAAATGCCGGCTCGTGGGGTCAAGGCCATTTGCAGCAAGGTTCTCAATACCACTCTAGTGATAAGATAGTGTATGTTTTTGATAACTTTACTGGCTCATTTGAATTAATACAAGAAGATACAGAAACAGAAGGTATTACAATTCGAGATGAAGTGGGAAGTCAGGTACAATCTGGTCCGTGGAGGTTGATTGCTAAACCACCAAGATTTTTAATTAATTCAGGATCAAATTCACAAGCTGTAAAAGTTAGCATAATTTTGGTGAGATAATGTTTAGAGAAAAAGGTTATTATACCGGAAATTCTCATAGTTCAAATTTCGATGTTACAGAGCCTGTTACCGGCGATGCAAATGGAATTAGACAAAAGAGCCGCAGCAGCAATATTGTTAACAATTATAGTGATAATATAGTATTGTATTTAAGTGATTCAGAGATAAAAACAGGTGTTCTGCTTCCACTGAAGCAAACAATTCCTAAACTTCGACCAGAAGTAACTGAGCAGGGTTTGCTGTTTGATTCAAATAAAGAAGTTAAGTTTATGGAAGTAAAATTGAAAGAATCCGAAGATTGTACAATTTTTATTATTGCTGATTTGTATTCTTCTGGTCAAATTATATTATCTGCTGAGAATGGTATTGAAGTGAAAAGTGATTCAGCGGGATTGCAATTGATTCAAAATAGTGTCGACTTAATGGAGGGTCTAACCTATTTAGGTAGGGCGTTTAAAACACATAGACCTCCAAGATTGAACGGAATTATAAAAGAATTCTTAATTTTGGAAAAAGTTGAAAAAAACGTTATTACAGAAATAAGTCATTATTTTAATAAAAAATGGAGTTTAGATAATGGCTGATAAGATTTTAGGTGTACAAACTATCACTGTAACGCAAACACATAAAAAGATAGAAATACCACAACTCTGGGATCCCACTAAAGGTAATTTAGGACAATGGGGCCAAGGGTTGTGGGCTTCTGGTTCTCAATATTGGACCAGTGACCGCGTGGTGTATCTATTTGATGAGTATACTGGATCATTTGAATTGACCCAAGATGAAGTCAGTAGCGCGGGTGTTAAGATATACCCAACTTTGGATAATCAAACACTTTCAGGTCCGTGGAGGCTGATCGCGGAACCACCAAGATTTTTGGTTAATTCTGGTTCTAATTCCACGAGTGTAAGAGTAACAACGATTTTGATACGTTAAATAAAAAACTAAGGAGAGAAAAATGGCACAACTTTACCCAATCTACAAAACGCAAACGCAGCAAAACGGTTGCAACATTATGACAGGAAATGTGAAAGTAATTCTTGTTGATGGTGCAGATGTAACATATGATCCGACAGATGAATTCTTGTCCGCAATTGCCGCGGGCGGTATCGAAGAGACATCGGCAAACATGACAGGAAAGACAATAACAGCTGGTACTTTTGACGCCGACGATGTTACATTTTCCGCGACCTCCGGCGACAACTGTGAAGTTGTGATTCTTTATATCGACACCGGCACCGCGGGTACTTCAACACTTGTAGCATTTTTGAATTCAAGTTCAATCTCAGGACTTCCTGTAACGCTTGGTGGCGATGTAACAATCGCATGGGACGCCGCGGGTATCTTTACTATTTAGAACAAAAGGTAAAGGTGGATCCGAATTTTTCAGGTAAACACCGCGGATACACTCGCTTTGAACACAACAATTGCGGCCCCACGTTTTTCGATTCTCGACTGCGTTCCGCAATTGTTGCATTTTTACCTCTTCATATACGCCCCCGCCGCGGATTAATTGGGTTTTTCGACCAATACGTCGGGGGCATATCGAAAAGTTGACCACGCGACCACAATCCCTCTAAAAAAGGAAACACCTCGCCAACACCGACCCGGAGGAATCAATGGCCGCAGAAAACCTAAAACCAGATACAATTATCGCGCAGACTTCCTCCACCGGAGCCGTCACCGATATTGATGATCCCGATCTCGATAGTCCTGATTCGTTATTCGTAACTGCCGCTAATAACAACTCCAATACAGATCTGCGCTGTTCCTTCCCCACGCCATCCGGGGATCCCACAGTAGGAACAGACCTCCAGACTTTCCGCGCATATTGTGAACAATTTAGTGAAGCCCAGACGGGTACCCCACAAGCCCGCATCGAATTGTGGGAGAATGGCACACTAATCAGCGCCGGCACTGACACCAACATTACGGTTGGTGGTACCACATTGAGTTATACATGGAACGCTAGCGTTCTCACGACAGCCACAGGTGCTAATGTTGAAATTATGGTGGTTGGCACTAAGGCCGGCGGCCCGCCGAGCGCCCGAAACTCTGTCAATGTTGGCGCGGTTGAATGGCAGGTGGAATATGACGCTGTTGTTACAACGCTTAATGGCACACTATTCGAAGACACGCCGGATTCTTTCGGTGCTCACTCTGTCAACCCGACAGTAACAACAACACTATTCGAAGACACGCCGGATTCTTTCGGCGCTCACTCTGTCAACCCGACAGTAACAACAACAACTTTTGTTGATGGTGATACATTTGGTAATCATACTGCTTCAATTGCCACAGCACTTAATGGCACACTATTCGAAGACACGCCGGATTCTTTCGGCGCTCACTCTGTCAACCCGACAGTAACAACAACAACTTTTGTTGATGGTGACACATTCGGATCACACACTATCGATCCAACAGTGACAACAACGCTGTTCGTCGATGGTGACACATTTGGCAGTCATACCACTGGCATAACAGTGACAACAACGCTGTTCGTCGATGGTGACACATTCGGATCACACACTGTCAATCCAACGGTAACAACAACACTGTTCGTTGATGGTGACACATTCGGATCACACACTGTCAATCCAACGATAGATGCGATATTATTTGCAGATGGTGATACATTTGGTGTTCACTCTGTTTCTGGTGATACGCTTCTAAACGGCACATTATTCACTGATGGTGATACATTTGGCAGTCATACTATCAATCCAACGATAGATACAACGCTATTCACTGATGGTGATACATTTGGCAGTCATCAAACGAACCCAACAGTAATAACAACGTTATTTGCAGATGGTGATACATTTGGCAGTCATACTGTCAATCCAACGATAGATACAACGCTATTCACTGATGGTGATACATTTGGCAGTCATACCATTGGTACAACAGTAACCACAACGCTATTCACTGATGGTGATACATTTGGCAGTCATACCATTGGTACAACAGTAACCACAACGCTATTCACTGATGGTGATACATTTGGCAGTCATACCGTCAATCCAACGATAGATGCAACGCTGTTCGTCGATGGTAACACATTTGGATCACATACTGCAAGTACAGCAACGATATATAACGCGACGCTATTCACTGATGGTGATACATTTGGCAGTCATACTGTCAATCCAACGATAGATACAACGCTGTTCGTCGATGGTGATACATTTGGTAGTCATCAAACGAACCCAACAGTAATAACAACGTTATTTGCAGATGGTGATACGTTCGGAAATCATTTTGCGGGTATATCACTAAATGGTACATTATTCGTCGATGGTGATACATTTGGTAGTCATCAAATAAACCCCACAATAGATACAACGCTGTTTGCAGATGGCGATACATTTGGTACACATACTCTGAACTCAGATATCTCTGCGACACTGCTTACAGATGGCGATACATTTGGTAGTCATCAAATAAACCCCACAATAGATGCAACGCTGTTCACTGACGGTGACACATTTGGTAGCCACTCTGTAAATACGGCAACAGTTTACAATGCGACGCTATTTGCAGATGGCGATACATTTGGTAGTCATCAAGTAAATCCAACAGTAGATACAGCATTATTTGCAGATGGCGATACATTTGGTAGTCATCAAGTAAATCCAACAGTAGATGCAACGCTGTTCACTGACGGTGACACATTTGGTAGCCACTCTGTAAATACGGCAACAGTTTACAATGCGACGCTATTTGCAGATGGTGATATATTTGGTAGTCATGTGGTGGATATGTCAATACCTGCAACATTGTTTATTGATGGTGATACATTCGGTAGTCATGCTGTTGGGGTGTCAATACCTGCAACATTGTTCACAGACGGCGATACATTTGGTAGTCATTCGTTTTCTACACAATTAGATGCAGCATTGTTCACAGACGGCGATATATTCGGAAGTCATACTGCAACATTTGAATTAACTCTAAATGGTACACTATTCGTTGACGGCGATACATTCGGAAGTCATTCTGTTGATACTTCACTTCCTGTCACATTATTCGCAGATGGCGATACATTCGGTAGCCATACATTTAACACTGCTACGCAATTAAACTCAACATTGTTTGCAGATGGTGATGCATTCGGAAGTCATTCTGTTGATACTTCACTTCCTGCCACATTGTTTGCAGATGGTGATGCATTCGGAAGTCATTCTGTTGATACTTCACTTCCTGTCACATTGTTTGTAGATGGCGATACATTCGGAAGTCATTCAGCAAGTGGGGCACTGGAAATATCGGCAACATTGTTCGTCGATGGTGACACATTTGGAAATCATGGAATTGATATATCAATACCAGTAACTTTGTTCGTCGATGGTGACACATTTGGATCGCACCAGTCAAATACAGTATTGGGCGCGTCTTTATATGAAAACTTTGATGCGTTCGGCAGTCATTCGTGGAATTCTGATTATTTAGTGGGAAGCTTATTTGTAGACGGCGATACATTTGGAAACCACAATGCTGATGACGGTTTTGGAAGCTCGGAAATTGCTTCATCCCTCAAAGCAACCAACAATGCGTTTTATGGTATAAAGCACAAGTTTGTCTCCGGTGGCCGAATTACTTATGATTTATTTTGGGATGAAAAGAAAACATTTTTCTAATAATCTATAGATATTTTGTCATGCGCGGGGTTTGAGTTATATTTATTATGGAATTTTATAACAGGAGTAAAAAATATGTCTTCACTTCTTAAAGAAGCTTTTATAGAGTCACAAAAATTAAGAGAGGCCGCTCGGCAACAAGCTGAGACAGATCTTGTAGGCAAATATGCGTCTGAGATCAGGTCCAATATGAACCAGATTTTGGAGGGCAAAATTGCCGAGTCAATCCTCGATGAGCAACCAGAGCCAGAACCAGATCTTGGTTTCGCTGGACCCGATGACGATTTCGAAATGGGTGAAGAACCTGAAATGTTCGGTTTTGAGGATGATTTGGAATACCCTGAAGCTGGGAATAATTCTTATTTGGATAATCAAGTTCCAATGTCATTCGGTGATGGTGAAGATTTGTGTCCTTGTCCAGAAGACGAAGAAGAAATTGAAATCGATTTTGACGACTTAATGGGCATGAGCACAGACGGCGACACGATGGATACAAGCAAAGGTGGTCCCGGCGGAATGACCGGCCCTCAGTCTCATGAGGATGCTGCACAAGAGTTGGCCGGCGCAGAAAATAGCGAAGAAAGCTTTTTGCAAGAATTCGAATTAGATGAATCATTGTTTGAAGAGTATTTGGACGAAGGTGTGCCATTTGCTGATGAGACTCCAGAAGAACGTTCCGCCCGCCTCGTTGCAAAGGCTGACCAAGCTCATGCCCGTAAAGGTGAATTTACTCCAGTTGAAAAAGATGACGCTTATTTCGATAGAAAAGGAAAACGCAATGCAGAGTTCGAAAAGTTTGGTAACCAATGGGATAAAATTAATCAACGACAAAAACAAACAAGCGGCACTGCTGTTGCAGGCCCCGACTATGGACGGGAAGACACAGAAGTGACAAAAAACGAGAAACCATTTCAAGAAGAATTAGAAATTGAGTTAGATGAAGAATTGGCTGAAATCGTTGGACGCGGATATTCTGATAAAGATGTCTCTGACGCAGAAGTTAGTGAAGGATTGACCGCGGATGTCGAAGAGCAACCATCCGGTTGGTCCCCACGTAGTGACGCAGACTTTGATGACGAATTTGACAAGTTATTAGCGCGTCTTAATAACCCCGGCAAATCAGATGATGACGATGCGGAAGATAAGGTGAAGAAAGCACATTCCGCACCGGGCGATCGAAGAACACAAAATGATACTCACGATTATGTGAATGAATCAAAGAAAATAGCACAATTAAAACGTATTAGCAAAAAATATATAAAAGAAAATCGGAATTTGGAGAATAAAGCTAATAGTTATAAGAAGAAGCTGCTAGAAGTAGCAGATTTGATGCAACAACTTAATATAGAGAACGTTAAGTTACAGTTGCAACAGAAGGTATTTGGAAACAACTCCCTGAATGAGCGGCAAAAACACAAGATTGTCGAAGCAATTTCGGATGCCACAACAGTTGGTGAAGCTCAACGTTTATTTAAGCTTCAAGAAAGTGCAGCGGGATCTCTCTCAGATATGAAGAGAAGAGATCATAATCCACTCACAGAAGCATTGAAGAATAAACCAACAGCATCATCAGTGCTCCAAAACTCTCGTAGACCGAGGGCAGAGGAAGAGAAGGCAATAGTATCAGAAAACACCTCCGGGCGTTGGAAGAAACTAGCTGGAATTTTAAACGATTAATTAACTTTTTGGAGAATTGAAAACCATGAATAGAGATCTATATAATCTATTAACTGAAAACATGGTTCAGCGAAATCTTGCAAAAGAAAATGAGCGTATGCTTCGCAAATGGGAAAACACGGGCCTTCTTGAAGGTTTGGGTGACGACAAGCGACGATCTACGATGTCACGACTTTTGGAAAATCAAGCTGGACAAATTGTAAAGGAATATAAACAAGTCCTTACAGAAGCATCGACCATGGGTGGCGGTGATGTTGAGGGTTTTGCGTCTGTCGCATTCCCGATCGTCCGTCGCGTCTTTGGTAATCTTATTGCGAACGACCTTGTGTCTGTTCAGCCGATGAGCTTGCCATCTGGTCTGATCTTCTTCCTTGACTTTACATACACGAATGACCGCCTTTCACAAGCTGCTGGTTCTTCGATTTATGGTCAAGGCGTAGTTGGCGCTGAAATCACTGGTGGTGTGTTGCTTGATGCTCTGAACAACGAGCGTTCAGCATACAACATGAACAATGGTTACACATACCCAACTGCATCTTTCACAGCGGCAACAACTCTTGTAGCGTCCGGTACTGTCGGCGCGTCTACAAATAGTGGTTCAAACGCTGATATCGATAAGTTGGTCAATTTCGACCCGGACCTTTCTGGTTCTGTGGTTGCTATTGCGACGGTTCCATTGGCATCGTTCAAAAGTGCAGGTAATGAGTTCAGCGAAAAGAACTTTGTTGCTATCACGGATACCGACCTTTCATCTTCTGCAACCCGTGACTCAGCCGGCGCATACAAGCTTGTACGACGTTTGACTTCCCTTTCGGGGTCGTCTAAGGATACAGTGCTTGTAGTCGCTCGTGTGATCTCTGGTTCGCACACAGAGGGTGACGCAGCAACAGCACTTGATGCTGCGAGCGCATGGGACGCTCCAGTCGCAGATAACTTCGACGCAGGTGGAGCCGTTGGTTCTGTCGTAGGCGCCGATATCTGGGGTCTGGAAAATGATGAAGGTATTCCTGAGCTTGACTTGAAGGTAGACAGCATCGCAATCACAGCGGTAACGCGTAAGTTGAAAGCGAAGTGGACACCAGAATTGGGTCAAGATTTGAACGCTTATCACAACCTCGACGCTGAAGTTGAGTTAACGTCTGTTCTTGCTGAACATATTGAACTTGAAATCAATATGGAAGTGCTTGAAGATCTTATCAAGGGTGCTACAGCAGACCTTCGATACTGGTCGCGTAAGCCGGGTCGTTTCCTTAACACGCAAACAGGTGAAGACATTTCTGCTACTACTGCGCCACCTGACTTCACGGGTAACATTTCCGAGTGGTATCAATCACTTGTCGAAGTTGTCAACGACGTCAGCGCGGTTATGCACCGTAAGACGCGCCGAGGCGGAGCTAACTTCATCGTCTGCTCACCGGAAGTTGTATCAATCCTTGAATTCACGCGTGGATTTGTGGGTAACGTTACAGTCGGCGACGACAAGGGCGACGCTGGATCCTACAATGCTGGTAGTGTGAATAAGAAGTTTGACATTTATGTCGACCCTTACTTCCCACGTCAGTTGATTCTTGTAGGGAGAAAAGGCTCGTCATTCCTAGAATCGGGTTATGTATATGCACCTTATGTGCCTATGCAAATGACTCCGGTTATCTTCGGTACGGAAGACTTTGTTCCACGTAAGGGTGTTATGACTCGATACGGTAAGCAAATGGTTCGTCCTGATATGTACGGAATTGTCTGGGTACGTGACCTTGTAGGTTAAGCCTAATAATTGCTGGGGGCGTGTCTAACACGCTAGAGGGAGCCTGACGGCTCCCTTTTTCTTTTTGAATTAAAACTCCGATATCTTCTGGTTTGTCCTAATTATAAAGGATTGTCATATTTCGAGGGTTACACCAATGAGTTCAAATTCTACAGCACTGCCAACACTAACACCGGTCCAGCAAACACCGGTTAACGTGCTGCCCGCATCGGGCACAGTAGGTAATGTTGCAACAAACCTACCCTTTGGTATATATGCAGAGCAAACATCGCCTCTCTATGACGCTGCGTTTCTCTCAGGGGCAGCAGACCAAGTAGCACATACCTATTTAAAGCTTGGTGGCAACATCCTAGATATTGAACTCCAAGAAAAGAACATTTACGCTTCTTATGAAGAATCTGTACTGGAATATTCGTATATCGTAAACATGCACCAAGCAGAAAATGTTCTTTCTGACATGCTCGGTGGAACATCTGGTAGCTTTGATCAGGACGGTAATCTGTTATCTGGTACATTGTCATCATCGTTGGGTGGTAGTCATATCTCCCTAAAATACCCAAAATTCGGTTTTGCGTATGCACGTCGAGTTGCTGATGGTTTGGCAACAGAAGCCAGCCTTGGTGGATTGGACACAGAGTATTCTGCTTCAATTGCGACAACGCCAAATCAACAAGATTATGATCTTCAAGAAGCGATTTCCGCTTTACCTGAATTTTCGGGGTCCATAGGTAATAAAAGAATTCTTGTCACAAAAGTGTTTTTTGAAACACCACGAGCAGCATGGCGTTTTTATGGTTACTATGGTGGATTGACAACAGTTGGTAACTTCCACAACTACGGCCAGTGGGCCGATGATTCAAGTTTTGAAGTAATTCCTGTTTGGCAGAATAAATTGCAATCGATTCAATATGAAAACGCTTTGTACACACGCCTATCTCACTGGTCCTACGAGATTCGGAACAATAAGCTCAGAATTTATCCAACACCTCACGATACACTTGGCCCTGACAACTTGTGGATTAGGTTCTATATCCCCAGTGATGCTTGGGAAGAAGACGGCGATAAGAGAACTGGTATTGATGGCATTAACAATGTTAACACACTGCCTTTCTCGAATATACCCTATAAGAACATTAATGCATTGGGTAAACAATGGATTAGACAATATGCTCTAGCTTTAGCCAAAGAATCATTGGGATATGTTCGTTCGAAATTGCAATCTATCCCATATCCCGGTGGCAGAGATGTGACATTGAACGGGCCAGCCCTGATAGAAGAAGGGAAAACAGAACAAAACAGACTTCGGGATCAATTGAATGAGCAACTGGAAAAACTAACATATGCTGCTCTTATGAGGTCTGACGCTGAGATGGTTGAAGATGTAGACCAAATCCAGCAAAAAATCCCAATCCCAATTGTGGTAGGATAATGAAATGAAGAAATTGCTTGAAAACTGGAATAAGACCCTCGACTTATCTAAAAAGGATCACTTTACAAAGACGCGGTTTATGAACAGTCTGGAACCGATTTTGCAAGGTATTGTGGATCAGTTTTACGACCGTGTGGACCCTCGTGATCACCATTTGGTGCGAGTACGAAACAATGAAGTACAAGAGATTGATAATGAGCAAATGTCTTATTGGGAAGATTCGTATAAAAATATGTTAACGATTTTATTCCCGAATTACTACGTGGGATTTTTGTTAGAGCAACATAAGAAGAAAACTAATGCATAACATGTGGTTGTATTTCTTCGGTCTAGGTCATCGGAAGATGTCGAAATCTTAGATGAGCTATACTATCAAGATAATGAATTTTATGAAGACCCCCAAGATGTTGTGCAATTCGCTGCAAACGTTGCTGACTTTTTATTTTATGGAGAAGAGACTTGAGTTACAATAAAGTATACAATAACTTCCGAGGTTTTCTTCAGGAAGCAAGAATTGACAAAATAATGAAAAGATATCCCGATGATATCGAGGTTGTTCAACAATTGTCAGATAATGATCCTTCCGGTGATGATAAGTATCTTAATTGGATGGCAAAACAAGCTATCAAAAACAATCACAGTCCCAAAGAGGTTATCGATACGACGCAAAGATTCCACAAAGTTCGTCAACGTTTACAAGGTGCTGAAAAAGATATTTATCAATGGAGTTTTCCTGAATTGCAGCAAAAACTGCAATCTATGGGAAAATCAAAAACGAAGAAACGTGAAGACATTAAATCAGGCGCAATCAAAATATACGAAGATGATAAATATCTATTTATTGCTCCTCTGTCAACCAAGGCTAGCTGTTATTACGGAGCTTCAACTAAGTGGTGTATTTCGGGTAAAGAAAGTAATCAATTTAGCAACTATGCCCTTTATAGAGGAATTAACTTTATCTTTATGATAAACAAAAAGCCAGATAATGAAACACGAGATAATTTTAAGATAGCATTGGTGTATTATCCTAAAGAGAAATTGGAAGGTTTGGCTCAAAAGTTGGAAAAAGATGTCGACGAATTGGCAAAGAATCCACAGGAAATCTTTAATGCTAAAGATGCACAAATGTGCCAAATGGATGTTCCACGTCGTATAGCACAAATGCATGATATTCCAATTAATCGTCAAAAACTGCAACCATGTGAAAAGATGTTGGATCGTTTAACGAACGGTTTGTGGTCACAAAAATACCAACCAATTATGTATACTGCACAGGGTGAAATTAGAGAATCAATTCAAGATACTGTTAGCCAATATGAACAACATGCCAAAGTTTTGATGGAAACCGCTGAATCGTTCGTAAATGACGGCGACGAGATAACGTTAGATAATGGAGAAATTATTGAACCTTATCAATTTAAGAACTTATACCTAGACAGCGGAGGTTACGCCACATATTCAGATGGAAATTTATCTATTGACAAAACTGATACAGGGTTTACGCAAGAATATCGATTCAGCGGTCCTGCAACATTTATCAAGGTAGATATCAATTTAATGTCTGATTTAGGGTTGAAACAGGTGGAATACTCGTTCGAAGAGAAACTGAAACTTGTTGAAGCGACGCTTGGCGTCGATATGGACAATTGCGTTAAGAAATTCTATGATTCATTGAAAACAATATCGGACCCTGCTGAACGTGAAAAAACTTTAGAAGTGTTAAGCAAATATTATAATGATTCTGCGAATACTTTGATAAAAGGACGTTCATATAAAGTTGTTTTCGTGTCAATGGTGCAAGCTGCTGAGCTCATGATTGATAAAGAATTTGCATCAGCTTTGCGGTCTGTTCGGTCTGGATTGGATTACAAAATAGGATCAACCCGGAGTAGTCTTTGGTTCGATCCTGTAAAAAATCCTACATCTGCCGTATTTGGATTTGATTTAAGTCCGCTTGATTATGGATCAGAATATCTTTTGACTCTTGACACTGCTATAAATTGTGACAAGAACTTAAAGAAGTTTTTTGGACTTACTAGAAAGATTGCACTTGATGCAAACTCTAAGTTGGTTAATAACAGAAATGCGAACTTGGATGATCGTTTATTCGACATTGCGACACCTGATAAAAAATATAACTTTTGGGAGCCTGTATAATATGCAAAAACTATTTGAAAATTGCAGAAGAAGCGTTCTCAAAGAAAATGTGTATTCTGAAGAAATGCATGCGTTTATACAGAATTCATATGAATTAGATAATCTAATAGAACATAAAAAAATTACCCTAAGAGAAAAACACTCTCGTCTTTATCGCTTTTTTAAGAACAATAACTTCACCTGCCTTGGCGAAGGCCTGACCAGAGCGGCCTACCAGTCACCCGGTGGGGAGGTTGTTAAAATTGTTAGATCAGTATACGACAAAGCGATAGGCGAGAATAAAAAAGAAATTAGAAAATTCAATCAATTCAATCTTGATGCGTTTCCTAAAATTGAAGCGTACGACGACCGAGATTATTTGTGGTTTATTGTCGAATATGTAGAACAAATAGGTAAAGGACACAATTCAATAGAACGATACAAGATGTTATTCCCAAAATTATTTACTATATCTGATCAATTCCGTGAAAAGATAGCAAATAATTTTGAACCTACGAGCATTATTGGTAATGAATTACAGAAATTCGCACGATCACGACATAAAACGCATGACATTAATAATACAGTTAAGATATTATTGAAATATAAATGGAATGTTACAAAGCTTTACAGGTCTGACTATCCACCTTCTGGTGGCATTAAACATGGTATGGTAGTAGTATCAGCACTACTGCAATTTAGTACGTACAAACTATACAAAGACCCAGAGGGACAACGGTTGCATAAAGATGCACTAAGCGCCTTGTTCAAATATTATGAGAATCCTGATCCAAATTTCGCGCGGCTCTTGGAAGCAATGCGAGTAGCCAATGTTAATCCCGATGATTTTCATAGCAATAATTTGGGGTTCAATGAAAAAAAGGTGATCAAAATTATTGACGCAGGCTTCGGCCATGATTAAGGAGAGAACAAATTATGGCAGATGATGGCAAAAAATGGTCAAGATTGAGTACGCCACCGGCTCCTTTATTCACCAATAAAAGAGAACGCGATTTTGTTAAGCAAATTAATGATGAAGTCTCGGAAAGAATCCGAGGTCAGCAATTGTTATACTACCCTATTGATCAAGTTAGTACAAGATGGAATATATACGGTGAAGCTATTGTCAAAAGTTTTCTATCTCCAGTTCAATCGTTCGCTGTTGTTGAGTGGGGCGGTATTGAAACAAATTTCGAAGACAGCTTAGGACCAGATAAGAAAACGGCGATTACGGTTCATTTCTTTAAAAGAAGATTAACAGAAGATCAGAACCTATTCGTAAGAGAAGGTGATTATATTTTATGGGGTGACATTCTGTACGAAATTCACAAGGTTGCACAACCCGACGAACTCTTCGGCCAACCCGATCATAAATTTGAAGTATCGGTTGAAGCACGTAAAGCTCGCGAAGGACAATTCGATGCATCTTAAACTTATCATGGAAAATTGGAGAAAAACCATAAATGAACGGGTTTATAGTAGGAAAGCTACGGTATATCACGGGACAAATTCTTTTAAAGATATAAAATCGATGCTTACTCAGGGATATAGTTTACAGAAAAACACAGACGCGTCCTACGGGAAAGCTTTGTACGCAACTTATGATTTAGAAAACGGATCAACAGGATCGGGACTTTATGGTGATATTGTGATTAAGTTTGCAGTGAGCATAACAGATCGTTTCTTGGTGTTGGATAAAAGTGTGTCAAGAAAAATGGGTGACAATAGAACAATAGAACAAAAATTTCATGATTTGGGGTTACAAGACTTCTTAAATGATGAAGGTATTCGCTCAAATTTGGATAATAATTACACTAGTGAAATAGCATACAGATTAGCACAACAATTGATTAATGATGACGGAACTATAGAGAAATTGGATGGGCTAATCTTTACAGGACGCACTGATGGTCCCGTTTTGGTTGTGTATAAGCCCGAACAAGCCATCATGTTAGCTTGGGGTAAGTTGTCAGACGGATTAAAGTGGCATCGTGATGTGGGCGGTGAAAATATACTGAAATATATTGCTAGTAAGAAACACCGCGCTCGCCAAATGTCGTTGCTCCCCGAGGATGATATCTAAAATGAAAAATAAAACAGTAAATCTAGATCTTTCCACTTTGGAACATATCGATCAGGCAGTGTTAGACTTTGTAAAAGAATTAAACATTCACGCTACAACTAACAAAGGGTGGAAACCTGTGCCTTTCGTATGGACTGGCGCAGAGCGAGCATATCAGGTTAAGAAAGATTTGAGATTGCGCGATGCAAAGGGTGTTTTGATTTTGCCTCAAATGACCACACGTCGAGCAAAGACATCAAAAAACTTGAATTTCAAAGGAAAGTATTGGGCAGCTGTTCCTGAAACACCAGATAAGAAAGGTGGTATGAGGATTGCATGGTCGAAACGCATCAATGGTCCAAAAACGTCGGAATTTGAGCGTGCCCGGGCTCTTCGGAAAGAAGGAAAACTAAACTTTAAAGCTGTTGCACCTTTGAAAGAAAACGAGAAGGTCGTATATGAGCACTTTATGATTCCGAATATTGTATATCTAGATTTAAGTTATGTGGTTGTGCTTCGTTGTGAATACCAACAACAAATGAATGAGATGCTTACACCGTTTTTGACGAAAGCTGGAAACCACAAGTATTTCTTAGTTAAGAATGGTGATTGGAAATATGAAGCGTATTTTGATGATGATTTTGGTCAGAATGATAACTTGGAGAATTTCGACGAAGAAGAGAGAATATTTAAAGCCGAGATACCTATTCGTGTGAAAGGTTACATAATCGGTGAAGGTGATAATCGCGAACAGCCGGCGATCGCCATTCGGGAAAATGCAGTAGAAATAAGTTTTGAAGAAAGCGTATTAACCGACGAAGAATTTGATGAACTTTTTGGGAAGTATAGTCAATGATTGGAGTTATAGAAATTGTTGTTGGTTTCTTATTTGCCCTATGCGTCCTGTATGTCGCCGCGAGGTATTAAATTATGAGACAGCTAATGGAAAATTGGAGAGGCGTTGTCAAAGAGGACTCCCAAGGCAATATGAAAAGAATTTTGGGTTTCCCTCCAGATATTGCTCGCATCTTTCAAAAGCTTTTTGGAAAGAATAGTTTTTTGGTGGCAAAGTGGGCAACAGATCATTATGGAAAGGGGCTCGAAAAGGCCGGAAATTTCACTAGGACAGATATTTTTGATAATATAGAAATTAAAAAATTTCTTGAAAGTTTAAGAGAATTACCCTGCTGCGATCCGCGATACGAGAAGTTTTACAACTATAACCACCCAAAATGGAAAAATCAAAAATTTGTTGAAGTTCATGATATTGAATTTTTAGGGGAAAGAATCGCTTTTACGGATGAAGAGATAGACAACATCATTGAAGATATCGAAAAGCGCATGATTGGTGATTTAAGTTATGTTTTGAATTCGGAATTTATCCAAGCGATTATTGACGGTAAATTAACGGATTTAGGGCCTTATAAAAATTTAGAATATTCGGAAGCTAAAGAAAAATTCTACGAACGGACACAATTGCCTAATTTCGACGTTCTTAAAAAATACCCTAATGGATACAAGTGGGTGGACACTAAAAGCAAGAAATGCCGCGCTGTTGGTAAAAAGATGAAGAACTGCGGCAGTCTGGGTGTAATGACACTAGAAGAAAACGCATCAATGATCCTTTTGTATGATAAAGTAAACAACCCAAAGGTGATTGCTACTTGGGAGCCAGAGTCAAAAACGTTAAAAGGTATACAAGGTCAAAGCGGCACTCCACCGAAAGAAAAATATCTTCCTTTAATTCGAGATATTATAGAAATTCTCGGAGCGACAAGAGTGAAAGCAAGTGGTGTAACACGGCACTCGTACGGTGAGGAGAACACAGATTTGCCGTGGAACATTGTTCAGTTAATGCTGCAACCACAATGGGCTTCTGATTCTAGTTTTGTGGGACCGTTCCCATCCCGCGCTAAATTAACATCAGCATACTCTGTTCTTACAATCGATGGAGAGGAATATATTACGAATGGCCATTTGCTTGGGAAAGACGATAAATATATCAGAGTTGTTCCATATCGTGAAGAATATGAAAAGATGCCAAGCCGCGAGTTTCATAAGTTGTTCAGTGATAATAGCGAAGATTTTCATCTATAGATAACACCTTCGCCGGCAAATTGAAATCAAAATTACTTTCCCAAAAATTTACTAATACTTATTAGTGAAAGATTCTTATATCTTATGCTATAAAATTTAAGCAGGAGAAAACCATATGTCAGTCAAAAAGTTCCGCTTTATATCTCCCGGGGTCGAGTTCCGAGAAATAGATAATTCACAGCTTCCGTCCGTTGCTACAGATAACATCGGCCCGGTTGTGGTCGGCCGTTCCCAAAAGGGCCCGGCGATGCAGCCAATTCAAGTTAATTCATTTTCTGAATTTATTGAGGTATTCGGTGCACCGACGCCCGGAACCGTGAATGGTGACGTTTGGCGCGAAGCGCTTCCTGCATCACCAACGTACGGTGCATATGCTGCCGAAGCTTGGTTGCGCAACAACGCGCCATTAACTTTTGTTCGTCTTCTTGGTGATCAAAGTGATAATGCCGAAGCCTCTGGTAAAGCCGGATGGGAAACTGATAATACTCCAACAACAACAGTTGGAACAAATGGTGGAGCATATGGTCTATTCGTTATTGACTCTGGCTCTACTGAGTCAGCATTGACCGGTGCTCTTGCAGCGGTCTGGTACTTACAAACCGGCTCAATTGTTTTGTCAGGTTCTACACGAGACGGTGGAACGGATTCTGGTTCTGCAACGCTGTTCACTTCGAATGGCTCTAATAAGCAATTCCGAGCAATTATCAAAGATGCTAATGACGCAACAGTTATTGAAACAGACTTTAACTTCAATCGGTCATCAGACAAATATATTCGACGCGTGTTCAACACGAATCCAATTCTTACAAACACAGACATTTTTGATGCCTCTGATACATACAACTACTGGTTAGGTGAATCTTACGAGCGTCACCTTGACACACTTGTCACATCTTCCGCGGCTGGTTCACAATTTGCTATGGTTATGGCACTTGAGGGTTCACACAGCGGTGATGTTTCTGGTGGCACATATAAATATAAAAATCAAGCTGCAAAAACAGGTTGGTTTATCTCACAAGATTTTGATGCTGCTGTATCAACGTTTGAGCCACGAAACTTGCAGAAGTTGTTCCGTCTCCATTCGTTGACTGGTGGCACATGGGATTCTAAGAATCTGAAGATTTCTATTCAAAATGTTCGAGCTTCTACATCAACGTCAGAAGAATATGGCACATTTGATGTTGTTGTTCGTCGCACACAAGACAGTGACGCAAATCCGCAAATCATTGAAAGATATAGTGGTTGTAATTTGAATCCGGCTTCGGCTGACTTTATCGCAGTTCGAATTGGTGATAAATACCTTAGTTGGGATGACATCAAGAAACGATTTAAGGAAATTGGTACATATGACAATCGATCTTCATACATTCGTGTTGAAATGAATGATTCTGTCATGAATGGTATGGTTAATCCTGCATCACTTCCGTTCGGCGTATTTGGCCCGGAAAAACACAAAGCATTTGCATTGATTTCCGGTTCAGCGAACGAAATGTACCCTGATGAAACCGACGAACAAACACAGTTTACCGGTTCATTAGTGAAGGGCGCCGGTTCTGTACCTCATGCTAATCAAGAGGCTACAGAGTTTGTCAATGTTGGTTCGTTCATCTTTACGGGCTCATTTGAATTCCCAGAACTTCAACTTCGTTCTAAAGCAACGGATGGCTCAACTGGCGATGCGATTAAAAGTTATTACGGTGTAACAACAACTCGTACCGCTACTTCTACATTGCATGATGATGGATACGCCGATTATGTCAGACCATTGTCAGGCGATTATCGTAGTGAAACAGATGGTGGTGAGTTTGTCGAATATTCGTGGGTCTTTACACTTGACGATGTATCGGGTTCTTCAACACAATTGAACAATGTTTCTGCGCCAGCAGAATATATGTCAGGTAGTCGAGCAGGCGGAACATCTATTAGTGCAGTATTTGGATATGAGTCGTTGCTTGATAATAATCACAACCGTTTCACTACACCATTATACGGTGGTTTTGACGGTGTGGATATCACAGAAATGAATCCGTTTAGAAATAGTGCAATTGCATCTACACCAACGGAAACAAGTGATTCAGTATACTATACATATAAGAAAGCGATTGAAGCAGTTAGTGATCCTGAAGTAATTGATCACAATCTTGCTGTAATCCCGGGTCTTACAAACGAAGGTCTAACTGGTCTATTAACACGTATTTGTGAGAATCGTGGTGATTCGTTAGCACTCATTGATCCTAAAGGCGGCTTCACGGCCCGCGAGGAGTCTTCTAACACGTTCACTGACCGCTTAGGTGATACAGCTACGGTTGTATCCAACATGAAAGCACGCGGCCTCTCAACGTCTTATGGAGCAGCTTACGAACCGTGGGTACAGATTCGTGATAGCCTTAATGGTAGTTTGGTATGGGTACCGCCTTCTGTGGTGGCTCTCGGAACAATGGCTCGCACTGATAAAGTGGCAGCGCCTTGGTTCGCACCAGCCGGATTCACACGCGGTGGCTTGACAAAGGGTGATTCGGGCCTCGATGTGGTTAACGTTTCTCGTCGTCTTTACAGCGACGATCGCGATGACCTTTATCGTACACGAATCAACTCAATTGCCAAAATGCCGAATGAAGGTATTGTGGTTTGGGGTCAAAAAACGTTGCAAACTGAAAGTTCAGCGTTGGATCGTGTGAATGTTCGTCGTTTGATGATTGACATGAAAAAGCGAATTTCACGCGTTGCAGCAACAACGTTATTCGAGCCGAATGTTGCAGAAACTTGGAAAAGTTTCAAAGCTTCTGCCTCACCTATTTTAGATGACGCGAAGTCGCGATTCGGCATTAATAAATATAAGCTTATATTAGATGAGACGACTACGACAGATGATTTGGTCGATCGAAATATCATGTATGCGAAAATCATCATTGTTCCAACAAGAACGGTGGAATTCTTCGCAATTGATTTTGTGATCACAAATACTGGCGCAGAATTCGATGACTAATATAGTTAACATGAGCACGATTACTTTAAGGAGAATCATATAAAATGGCTGGTCAATTCTGGAGTTCACCAAATATGGAACCGAAACAAAACTTTCGGTTCATCATGAGTGTGGCAGATATTATTTTCTATTTGGTTAAGTCAACAGGCCGACCAAATTTTGAGATTTCAAATGCTACTCATGATTATCTTAATCATGAATTTAAATTCCCTGCGAAAGTTTCGTGGCAGGATATTGATGTCACATTAGTGGATCCCATTGATGATAACTCGTCTGAAAAGATGAAACAAATCATTAGTGATTCCGGCTATCAATGGATCAATCCTGATGCTAATCTTTCGTTCACGAATCTTAACACGATCTCAAAACGTCGAGCAGTTGAGGCGATGAGCCTTGGTTCTCGTAAATCAGTTGTTTTGGACATGATTGATGCCGAAGGTCGTGTGGTAGACCGTTGGACGCTGCAAAATGCGTGGATTTCCAACGTTAAACCGAGTGATGTAGCGTATGATAACGAAGATTTATCAGATCTTACGTTAACAATCAAGTATGATTTTGCTAAACTAGAAACATTCAATCCTCCTGTTGGTGGATAATAGATTTTTAACCTAATGAAAGAGTTTTAAATGGAAAGCAGAAATAATCAAGATCGGCTAGGTCTTCCTGATAATGTTGAAGAGACACAGGAAGACCTTGCTGTATCAAAAGAAGAAAAGCCGAAAAACAAAGGCTTGGAATTTTGGAACACAGCAACAACAGAGTTTGTGGACCTTCCATCCGAAGGTAAACTATACGCATCAAATAACCCTTTATCAACCGGGAAAGTTGAAATCAAGACGATGACAGCTTATCATGAAGATATTCTAGCAAATCGAGAGTATATGCGTGAAGGTATCTTATTTGATAAGTTTATTGATTCTATTCTGATGGAAGACATTGATCCGAAGGTGATTTTGGAAGGTGATAGGTTAGCCATTATGGTTGCTGCTCGCCGAACAGCCTATGGACCAACATTCGAAGCCACAGTCGCTTGTCCCGCTTGTCGCGCAGCGAATAAAATTGAAGTAGATATGTCAGATAATGAAGAATCCAATCTTCATACCCAAAAAGGGTTTTTGGATGATAATATTAAAGATGTATTCAATGTATCACTTAATGAAGATGGGCACTTAGTGTTTGAACTCCCGGTTAGCAAAGTGGTCGTCGAGTCAAAAGTATCTGACGGAGTGTTAGAACGCCAATTATTCCAATATGGTGCATTCAAACGCAAACAGGGATTTGGTCAACTTGGCAATGTTGATCATATGAAGAAAATTGTTGTTTCAGTGAATGGTGAAACTGATAGAACCAAGTTGGATAATTTCTTCACAAATATGCCTGCACGCGATGCTAAGTATTGGCGAGATATTTACAAGATGTGTCAACCTACGGTGAAACTGTTAGCACGACAACAGTGTGCAGGGGATTATTGCACTAATCTCATCGAGGAGGAAGTTGGGCTAACGCCAGAGTTTTTTTGGCCTCGATCCCGACTCAAGTAAAGCGATATATAACCAGATGTTCAGCTTAGTCGTCATATCGAACGGCACTCTGTCATGGAAAGAGGTATATAACACACCACCACAGTTGAGAGAATGGTTGCTGGCTAAATACCAAAAGTTTAGACAAGAAGTTAAAAACCAATCTGAGCAGCAGAAATAACCCTCAATTTTGAGGGTTTTTTTGTTTTCTACCTACTTATAGTGGGTTTCGGAGAATTGAGGAAATAATAATGAATGATGATGAGATGGTTCCTATGGAGATAAACGTTTCACAAGGTGGTCAATTAGATGAGTCTTTTGTCTCTATGTTTGGTACTGCTGTGAAGATGTTATTGCAACGAATGTTCGGTGCACATGCACCTCCTGTAAAGATAAGTGGTAAAAAGTCAGATGTTAGTTCATTTGCTAGCGCTCTTTCAAAAGAGAAAAAGTATATGGAAACATTTCGTGACTATGGATTAGACAACCCGAAAACATATCGCTCAAAAGCACAGTTAAAAACAGCGGTTTCGAAATTTGAACGCAAAACCGGTTTGGAGTGGCCCTTCCAGTAATAGATTATGGCAGATGAAAGTAAAGAAAAATCTCTAGATCAATTAGAGCAGGAAGTTAAGATTGAAGCCCGAAAGCTCGATCTCATTCGCGCTGAAGTTAAACTTTATAGTGATTTGACTGCAATTCGGGAAAAAGATTTAGAATTAAACAAGACAGCCATAGGTTTGATAGAGAAGCGTTTAGACAGACACAATACTATTATCGCTATTGATAAAGAGATAGTGGAACTACAAAAAGATAAGAAAAATAATTGGGAAGAAATAATCACTCTCAAGGGACAGGCGCAGAAGCTAAGGGAAAAGGGGTTTGAGATTGAATCAAAGCAGTTGGAAGTATATAAGAAAGAAGCTAAGAAACTAGAAGAAACTATTCAGTTAATGCAAGACAAGCTTCAAGCTACTGTATCTGCTCAAACTTCACTCGAAAACTCTATATCGTTATTGACCGGTGTCAATGATCAATGGAAACAAACAACAGTTGGAGCACAACTGTATATGGCTTCTGTTGTCGGCGCTGAACAATGGGCAGCAATGTTTAAAGAGCAATTATCCGAACAAGTAACTGTTTCTAACTTGCTTGGCTCATCGATGATGAAAGTGCAAGAGATGACTCTCATGGTCGCCGGAGCGCAAGATCAAGCCAGAGCCGATTTTATCAGTTCGACCGGTGCACAACGTGAGTATGTTCAGGAACTTGGCGGTGCAGCCCTACAGTCGGCGCGCTATGGCGTCGATGTCGGCAACTTGACCGCAGCTATGGCCCAGTTGGAGAATCGCATGAGCATGCTCTCAGCGGAGTCTGACGAGGTGAAGATTGCAATGGGTGTGCAGAATGTAATGCTTGAACAATTGGGTGTTTCAACGCAAGCAACAGCCGAACACTATCAAACAATGAGTAAGTCTCTCGGCTATACAGGAAAACAAACTAAAGCATTGCAAGTTCAAATGGTCGGCCTCGCAGGGTCAGGTCTTCCAGTTCAACAGGTTTTTGAAGATATTAACATCGCATTACCACAATTGGCACAGCATGGTGAAAAAACCATTCAAGTGTTTATGGAGATGGAAGCAGCTTCCAAAGAATTAAATATCGCAACATCGGAATTACTTGGTCTTGTTAAACAATATGATACGTTTGAAGGAGCGGCAACAAGTGTCGGTAAGCTTAATGCATTGTTAGGTGGTGATTACCTCAATTCTGTTGAAATGCTGAAAGCTACTGAGTCAGAGCGTATTCGAATGTTGATTCAAAGTCTGGAACTTTCTGGTAAGAATTTTGACTCTATGGGTCGATATGAAAGAATGGCTTTGGCGAATGCTGCCGGAATCACAGACATGGCTCAGGCACAGAAGATTTTCAATCAGTCTGTAACGGAATATGATAGAAATACGTCCAAGACATTGGCAAACTCGCTCGGAATGACTGAAGAACAAATGCAGAAGAATGCTGAGATGTCGCAGACATTGAGTGACGATTTAACGAAACTTGCTCAAGCGTGGGCAGTGTCGTTCATGCCACTTATAGATGACTTAAAAACAGTGTCGGCATGGTTCTTCGATATGGATGAATCAATCCGCGAATTTACTGATGGTGCCGTTGGTCTTGGACATGCATTAACAGGGATCTTTATGATCGCAAAACTTCCGACAATTTTAGCTCCCCTGAAAATGGTTGGTAGCTTAATGTCAAGTTTAATACCAACATTTGCTGCAACAACAACAGCAGCACCGCAAGCAGGAAAAGGTCTGATGTCGTTCGGCGCGTCTGCTGGTAAAGCAGGTGCCTCAGCCGCGCCAGCTATCCCAATTTTAGCAACAATCGGTGGTGTAATGTTGGCAACAGGAGCGGCAGGGTTGATGCTCGGCGCGGGGGTCAAAATGGCAGCAGAAGGCTTGACACCACTTATTTCAACATTAACGGAAGCATCACCGGCACAGATCGGCGCAATGACAGCCTCTCTAATCGGTTTAATGCTCACAATGGCTAGCCCGATCGCATTTGCTGCTGGAATCGGTATGGTATCGTTTGCAGCCGGCTTAATGGCCCTTTCTGCCGGGATGGATAACCTAGATTCCGAAGGTTTGTTGGCTTTGACCGGATTAATGTCAGAAGTGCAAGGTTTGGACGCGGAGAAGGTTGTGTTTTTCAAGCAGATAAATGAAGAGATCAGAAAAACGATAACAAAGGCCGATGCTGCGGCTCCCGGTGCATTGGAATCAATAGCTCGATTATTTGTCAGTAACACAACGACAACGACAAACGCTGCTGGCGTCAGCGCAGGTGGCACCGGCGGCTCGCAAGAGATTATCGTCGTTGTCAAAGTCGAAGACGTTTACGGCGGAAAAAGAGAACTGAGTCGCGAAGTTCGTAGAATACAAAACAGTGATACAGATATCAGGAAGCCGGGGAATCAGTAAGAATGCCTAAGAATAAAACATATATTAATGAAAATATTGAAAGTGATTCGAATTCGATCGCATCGAATAATCGAAAACTTATCAACAAATTGCACAACATTCACCGCAACGATGAAACAGATCGAATGTTCGATCTGGGTCTTAAAGTTCAGGTATATCACATTCCTACTCGTACCGAAGTGGCGTTTAAAGCGTATATTACAGAATTTTCGGATTCGTATGATCCCGAATGGAATTCGGAACGCGTTTTTGGTAGAAATGATCCGCACCAAGTGTTTAAAGGAACGGAACGGGTAATTACAATCGGTTGGAAAATATTAGCAGCAACAATGGCGGAGGCTCAAGAAAACATGAAGAAAATGAGTCTTCTTGCACAGATGCAATACCCAACATATGACAGTTCAGTGCAAGGTGCATCGAATGTTGGAGTTTATAACGCTAATGCGATCCAAGCAAGTCCTATCTTTCGTCTTAAATTTATGAATTGGGTTCAAGATGTCAACGCTGGGAATTCACCTATAGCTACAGCAAAAGATTCCGGTCTTGTTGGTAAGATGGAAGGATTCAAATTTACACCGGAATTGAAAGCTGGAGTATTCCATTTTGACGATGGCAGCATATATGCACGTGAATTGCAGGTTAATTTAACATATACAGCCCTTCATACCCATGAACTCGGTTTCAAAGGCCGCGCCGCAAGAAAAGGTTCATTTCCATATGGAGAGGATATTGCAGATGATTCCGCAGCAGCCGTGTCAAATAATGGCCGAACTGGTTTAAGTGTGACAACAAATAAATCAGGCAAGACAAGACAACAACGCGAAGCGAAAGTCTCACAAATATTGAACAATGAAGATGGCTCACCAGCATTAGGACTTGATGATAATGGTGTTATACTAGAATTTTATTGAGGTCATGTAAATGTCAAGATACGATAACAGAATAGTGTTCACTAACTTAACAGATAAATATAAGAGATCTCTAGAAAAAAGAGGTTTGAAGAAAATTGACCAATATGCGATTGCTAAGTTGACTCATCCGACAGCCAAGCAAATTTCATCACTTAACATGATTGGACACACGTGGAGAGTTGGCGATCGTTTTTACAAGTTAGCACATGAACATTACGGCGATTCAACGTTGTGGTGGGTTATTGCGTGGTTTAATCAAACACCAACAGAATCCAATGTCTCGCTTGGGGAAGTTATACAAATTCCTAAGCCACTAGACCGGATTATGGAATTACTGGATATCTAAATGTCTCATACCCCATCTATATCTGAACTCGCCCGGCGAGGGCGAGAAAAAGAAGCTAAATATATTATCGAAAAGCAGAAAGAAGAGCAGAAAGAAAAAGAACAATTAGCTGATACTCCTCTTCAAGAACTAAAATTTCAATCACAATGTGTATTGTTGGAAAATTATGATCCGATTGTACGGTTCAATTTTCAAAGAAGTTACCCAAATTTTGTGTCTATTCATGGTGAACCTTCCATGGTGACGACAAAAATGAATAAGCGAAAACATGTTGCCGCGCTTTGGAATATCACTCCTGAACAGTTAGCTCACTTGCAACCAACTTTTCGTCTTTTTAAAATAAGATACCAAAATAACGAAGAAGTGGAAAGTATTGAATTGCCCTTTGCTGAATCCATTTCTCGCGAAGATTTGGATAACATTACAAATACTAAAGTTTCACGTGGTTCCGGCGTTAATCTTAAAAGTTTCGATTGGAAACTAAGAGGTTCAAATCCAGCAGAAGCTAGCACTATTATCGAAACCAAGATGGTCATTCGTTTCGAATCATTACAAGATTTGTTAACTCCCAGAAAAGGAATTAGAAAAGATGGTTCAGAAACCGAAATAAGTTTTGGTGAGTTATTCGGTGTTCCGACGGGTGCCAAAGCGGATGATACGACCGGTTGTGGTCATAAAAATGAATTCGATCCTAATCGTTTTTCTTGGCGTGCTGTTGTTGGTTGGAGAACTCTTGATTCAGCAGGAAACAACAGAGCCGACCTCAAAGAATTAGACAAGGCTTTGTTGGAAGATCAACGGATCTTTACATGTACTTTAACTAATCATAATATCGATTTTAGTCAAGAAGGTCCGGTTAATATCACTTTCGAAGCTATTGCTCGAATAGATGTAGCATCATTCATTGCTGAAAGTGATATATTTGAGCCGTACCGTCGAGCTTACGATAGAAAAATAATTGAAGAACAACAGCAGAGAAACAAGGTTACAAAATTGCAGGATTGTCTCAAGCAGGAGCAGGGAAAGACTGTCACAGGCAATGCTGAACAAGTAAACAAAGATCTGGAACCTCAACAGAAAGAGTTAGACACTCTTGCAAGTGAGGCTAAATTTGAAAAAGTAAAAATGTGGTCTTCTTTTCTTAATGACATGCTGGATGACGGAAATGTTTATTCCATTGTTGTTAGCATGGAGAAAATTCAAGCTTCTGCGGAACGCGGCTTTTTTAATAGAACTCTTCAAAAAACCGCGGAATTCGGGTTTGGAGAAGATCCCGGGGCAGAAATAAATGTTTATAATCGCAAGGTTGCAGCAGAGCGTCGCAGTCTTGCGGCAAGAATTAGTAGAGAAGGTACAAAACCACAAGATACGGTAGTGGTAACTGAATATACTGGTCAAGTGACTCGACCAGTTAATCTCGGTTCTGATAATGAGATCGATCAAGCCGCAATTGATGAATCAATTGACGCAGGAACATCACAAAACTATAAAGAAGAGAATGGAACATTTGAAATACCTTTTATTTATCTCGGTGATATACTTGAAATAGGACTTAAAGCAATACACGGAGAAACGAACCGATTAACTAGTGATTCATTCCAGACATTGGTTGGGGATATTATTATTTATGATCCTTCGGTAGCGCCGAGTGGACAAAAAGTCTCTATCAATCTGGCTGATATTCCAATTTCACTAGATTTATTTAAACAATGGTATATCAATATGGTTCACAACAGTAAAAAAGGCGAAAGCTGGTCTGGACGAATCTTCTTAAAAGATGTAATAGAGCGTCTTTTGGTACCAGCCTTGACGCCTGAATCATGCTATATTGAGGTACCGCAACGAACAGTGAAAGCGTCAATGACATACCTTACAGCTAAAAAAGTTGAAGGTCAAGATCCGATTGCACCTTACGGATGCAATCGAGTATTGATCGAAAATTTACCGAACGTTAGGAACCCGACAAAACCAACTGATGATGATATTATGGAATATTTCATCTTATCGACACAAGAAAATCTAGAAGAATCGCGCCTAATGAACCGAGAGCAAGATATGTTAGATGGGATTCATCATTTTATCATTGGTCGTGATCGTGGTTTAATCAAATCAATCAATTTTTCACGTGCTGATATGCCGTACATGCGAGAAGCTCAGATAGTGGCAGAAGGAAACACACAATATGGACGTTTGAGAGAATTCTATCAAGCTTCGATCGAAATGGAAGGAAACAATATCTATGTGCCCGGTCAATTAATATACGTTAATCCTTCAACTATTGTGTTAGGCAACGCTCGCTCCGAACGATCGATTGGGCAAATTATGGGGTTAGTTGGATATTACCGCATCATTGCTGTTGAGAGTTTTATTGAAGCTGGTGTGTATAAAACAACACTTACCGCATATTGGGAAGCAGCCGGAACAGGCCAATCTCATCGCGTTAGTGCACGTATAACCAATGATGCATGCAAAAAAAGTTCATCAGAGTGTTTGAAAATTGGTATAAAAGAGAATGATACAAAAGACGTGAAAAGTTTAAGTTTCTCAAAGTTTCTTGTGTTGGCACCAGATTATGGTGAACGCTCACAACGCTCACGAGGCGGTGCTTGTTTAGATAGACTCGCAAAGAGCACTAATGTCACAACAGTGATTCAAAAAGATTATAATGGCAATGGTAGGGTAGCTAAATAATGTTTTTCGGTAAAAACAGTTTAAATTCAAGGCGTCTTTTCGAAGAACGCAAATTGTATCAAGAGGTAATGGACTCCCCAATAAATGGCAATACACTCCTAGATACTTGGTATGACTTTCCATATTATGGTCGTATTGATAACAAATGGGATGTCGTGTTGCCGAAGCCACGAAAAATGAAGTCGATATCTCAAGACAATACAAAGAAGATATTGATGCTCAATTTTGCAGCAGACATGTTCAATGATTTAGTGGAATACTGGAACTCACTGTTAACTACTGGTAATTTAAACACCCAGACTTCGAAGATATTGGCATTTGAACCAAAAAGAGCATGGGTGAATGTTGAGCTATTGTACCAAAAGTATATGAACACTCTATACGGCGTTTTTCAGAAGCACATTTTGGGAAATAAATATAAACCGAAAACAGTTGAAGACATGGTGGATTACTTATCTATCTATTTGAAAGAAAACAAGAACTTCTCATTAATCAATAAAACAGCATTCACGATATCAAAATTTTCAGATATTCGAGTAACCGGTTTGGTGGTGGACTTAACAGATGATCCAATAGACAACGATGAAAAGAAATGGAACTATTTGTCAGATCCCAATTTTGTAGCATTTAAAGACGCTGCACAACGATTTGGCTTCAAAGTTGACCAAAACATACCTTGGCGTTTAATAGTCGATATTCAATCTCCAGTTGTTGAAGATTATCTGAAAAATTACGATTTAACCTCAGATAACGTTTATGATGTGTTATATGACAAGGTATACTTGACTGAGATGGAAACTTTGAATGATTTCATGGATCAATTTTGGGAAGCCTTGAAAAACAGATTAAAAGTGCAGAGGAACATGTTCTGCAACGAATCACGATCATTAACGATTATACAACGTAAGAAAGCTCCGCAGCAACCAATAAATGAATAGAGATAAACTATTACAATTTTATAAGACTCTGAAAGAAACGGAGTCGGGTAAAAGCATGGAAGGCATTAAGGGAACGTTAAGAGATCCTTTAAAGCTTATTAATGCTAAGTATAAGCAGTCTTATATCAATTTGCCAGAATTCCAGAATAACAAAGATGTTTTCATTATCAATAGAAAAAGATCTCCGTTAGATATAAATAATCCGCAAGTTTCTGAGAAACCACTCTTTCTGGCAGAACAATTTCCTATTCCAACTTTATTTGAAGATGCAGATTCTTTCGGGAGTCATGCACTTATTGCCAACCGCAATCTGACAACAGCACTATTCACTGACGGTGACACGTTTGGGACACATACTATTAATCCATCATTGTCCACAACACTATTCACAGATGGTGATGCGTATGGAACACACCAGATCGACGTATCACTGCCGATGACGATCTTCACAGATGGTGATGCATATGAAACACACGTGGTCGACGTATCACTGCCGATGACGATCTTCGCA